CTATTTAAGTTCTATGTACTCTGTGTATGTTATCCGAGTGTGTGGATTAGTACTGACAATTTCCTGTCTGATAGCTTTGCACCCCCAACGGAAAAACAGAAACTTTTTCGGCACTCTATGTACAATCTGGACTATGGTATCTTGCGATACGACATTCAGCGATACATCACGCCCTTTCAGTTCACCAAGTATATTTACCCACGCATCATGCCAACTGAAAGACTTGACGGTATCAATGGTGCCATTGCGATACACAATGCTGTCACGGACTTGTGTAATCACTTTCACCTCCGTTTCTGTTGCAGTTGTAGAGGCAGCTTTCAAGCGTTTAACCTTTATTCCTAATTCATCGGCTGTCTGGCACATTTTCTTATACTTGCCTTTCAGTTCTGAATAAGAAAGCTCCAACCTTTGAACACTCGCAGCCGATTTACCAGCTTCTGTTTCGTAGTACGTTGCTTTCTCCAGCAGTGCCGTCTGATTGCCTTGCAAGCGGTTGTTGTCTGATTGCAACGCCTTGTTTCGCAGATACAGAGCGGAACTAACGCATAACAACACCGCTATTGCGATACCAAGCCATCTGTTCATCTTAGTACATTATTTATATAGTCAATGATACCGTCCACATGGAGTTTGGTTATTGCAGCTTTTCCGTCTTCACTTAACAGCAACTCCAAATCTTCCTTGTTGTCGTAGAATAGGTTTTCTGTCAGCACAGCGGGGCAAAGAGTATTACGGCAGATAGCAAGGTCTTGCGGAATGTACTTGTCGTTAGGAACGGCACGATTGCCTTTAAGACCTAACTCAATAGCCTTATCCCACAGACAAGCAGCGAGTTTCTTGCTGTTAGACGAGGCATTAAGTCCTACATGAGCGGAAAAGCCCCTTGCGCTATACCATTTGCCGTTACAACCAGCAGCATTACTATGTATTGACACCACAAGTACATTCTTGGCATCCACCTTACGGCAGATGTCATTGACACGCTTACATCGTATGGAAAGCGATATGTCAAAGTCTTCTGGCACTATTCGCTCTACATCATAGCCCTTACACTTGAGGCAGCTTTCAACACGCTTTGCAATCTCCCTTGCAAAAGCATATTCTCGCAAACGACCATCGGGCGATTGCTTGCCCTTGGTGTTTACACCGTGTCCATTGTCGATTAAAATTTTAACCATAATATATAATTAGCTTAAAATGTTGTATAAATGCGCATATAATTTTACGCAGATATTGTATTTATGAATTAAGCCGTTGGTAAAAGTCTGTTTTGATGTTGTCGTATGCGAGCTTAACGTTTGTGTAGGCACGGGCATTGTTTGCACCGTCCGCATTGTAAATCTCGCCCTCCACCACCTTTGCCACATCTTCCACCCATTCGATAACGCAATAATCGGATATTGGTTTTCCTCTGTAAGTGAATGGGTCAAAACGGCTGTTTCTATCATTGTGTATCACCATTAACGACTTGCGGATTTTAGCCGCTGTCGCTTCGTGGTCTATGATATGATTCTCTTGGCGCACCCTTTTTATCAGCCGACAAACTTGCTCTATTGATAGGTCAAAGGCAAATCCTGTCAGATTGCGTATGCGCAGCAGCGTTTCCGTCCTTAGACCCTCCGATATGTCTTGCAACATATCATTCTGGGCGTTGGTTGTCTTGGCAAGCTCTTGCAAGCTCTCCTTGTTGTCTTGCATCATCTGCTCAATGATAGCCTTGAACCACTTGAAAATGGCAACCATCATTGCAGCCGACAAAATCAAGAAGAAAGCCGCTGTTACTGCCATCATGCCGAAATCACTTATACCGTGCGCAACTGTCGTTACATCTGTTATGCTATTCATCGGCTTCGTCTGTTTTTGGTACGTTTATAGAAATCGAAGTTCTCTTTGTCTTCCCTTGTCACCTCACTTTTTGGCGAGAATACACGAAAGCCGTACATATTGCCATAAGATACCACCTTGATAATGGCACGGAATGGATAACGCCTATTAGGGTTACAGAATACATCTTTCAGTTTCTTGCTGTCAGTGAAGAAAGCAGACCTGTTATAACCCTCGCCATAAGCGACAAGAGTACGCTCCCCATTCTCTGTTGCTCTGTTCTCCCAACCCGTGAATACTGTCACTTGGTTCACTACCGCATCCACAGATGTAAACTCACAATCGAACAGGTCGCTGTTCTCGTTAGGGTCTTCTACAAAATCTTCTATCTCGTTCATAAGTCCATTGGAATGTTAAGGGTTTCACAATCGTTGTCTATCATCGTGCGGATTGCCAGACGGTCTTTCAAGAAATCCTCATAGGGCTTCTTTGCGGATTCATCCATCAAGCCGAGTGCTGCACTCTGATACTCGTTCACTAACTTGCTTTCAGTCTTAGCTGGGTACTTTGCAGTAATCAGCGTACTGAAAATGTTGTCGGCAGTCTTGGGGTATTCGACACGAAGGCTGTCATACTGCCACATCTTGCCTGTCGGGTTTTCTCCGTCTTTGGCTATGTGTGTACCGCCCATTTCTTCCGTCACAACCTCCACTTCCTTTATGTTGAAGTTGTAGAGGAATGTTCCCTGTCCGTTGTTGTACGGGTCTATCACTTGCGGACGCTGTGCTGACAGCAGACCCATTGATAAAATACTTGTGTCCATCGTTTATAATTTTATTAAAGACATTCTTTTTGTGCGCCTCACTACATCTGATAGTCCAACCCCATTCAGACGGAAAGAGGTGCTTTATATCATTCTCATCTTTAATAGGACATTTCTTAGCGATAATGGACGCTTTGCGGTAGAACCTCAACAGTATGCTTTTTCTTAGCAATACATTGTAATGGTTTTGTAGGAAACCGCAATAATCAATGCCTCTATCATCAACGGGGTATATCTGCCAATTTGCCTTGAACTCAACTTTCAGTTCGGTTGCGAGATACAAGCCTGTCATATCAAGCACAAAGTGCAGTGCCTCTTTGCTCTCGCACAAGAAAACCATATCATCCATGTAACGGAAATAATACAGTTTCACCCCAAACATCTTTAGAACAATCAAAGCAAGGACTTCCTTAACCCAATGGTCGAAATAAGCCAGATACAAATTTGCTAAGTATTGGCTTGTGTAGTTTCCAATAGGCAGCCCCTTGTCTTTACCGTTACTGTCAATAATCTTGTCTAACAGCCTTAACAACTGTTCATCCGCAATAGTAAACCTTATGATTATTTTTAATGCGGTATGGTCTATGTTGTCGTAGAACTTGCTAATGTCAGTTTGAAGACAAAAGCGAGTCCATTTCTTATCTCGCATCAATGCGCTACGCACATCAAGCATACACTTGTGTACTCCACGACCTTTAATGCAAGCATAGGTATTTTCAATGAACAAGTGCATCCAATGCTCACCCAGCACGTTAATCACGCAATGATGAATGATACGGTCGGGAAAGAATGGTGCAATCATCAGTTCACGCTCTTTCGGGTCGTAAATCTTTCTTTTCTTGTATTCGCCTGGTACATACGTTTCATTAGCCAACATTTCATACAACTCATACAGTCGCTCACAGATATTGTCGTTAAATTCGTTAATCTCTGTTCGCTCACCTTTTCCACGCTGTGCGTTGTATTGAGCCTTGCACAAATTTTCATTCGTGTATAGCAAGTGATAAGCGTTCTTTATCTTCTTTGATGGGGAACAAGCCAGCTTGCCTGTATCTCCAACATAAAGACCGCAATCCTCAAAGTCGGTATATTGATACAAATATGTATTTGCTTTCATTACCTATGTTGTGCCGTTAGTCTAATACAGAGCTTTCAATCATTTACTCGCACCGTGTTAATCACTATTTTTCCACCAAGAGGTGAAGTGTCGGCAGCATTAAGTATCTTATTTCTCAATTGAAACCAAACGGTAAAAGCGGAAGCCACTGTTCGCATTCGAGTTCGAGGAACGATTATTCGCATTCGCATACCCCCAGCCCGCATTCGCACCATTATTCGCATTAGCAGACAGAAGCAAACCCCATACTACCGACACTTAAAATATTTTGTTTTAATATTTCCAATTCAAACGGTTCACGTTAGCCCGTTTTTTCGTTGCTCCGTGACCCGTCATTTTGCAGTCCGTCAGAAACGGCACAAGCGGAAGCCACCGTACGCATACGAGTACGAGGAACGACCAGTCGCATTCGCAAACCCCCAGCCCGCATTCGCACCATTAAGCGCAGTAGCAGACAGAAGCAAACCCCACCAACCAGACGCATCACTACCAGGGTGCCAGAAGTAGTCACAAGCACCTTGATTGCTACTACCACCTATTGCATCGGGGAAGCAGATACCATTGCTTGAAATGGCAAAGTGCAATATCCAACCACTGCTACGAGGTAAATCGCACATTTCCGTGTAGCCATCGGGGACAGTCGTAGCATTGTCTGAATGTGAAGTGAACTTTGTCGGGTCTTCGCACAGATAAGCAATACTCCTACCTCCCTCCTTGTCGGGGATATGGCGTATAAGCACATCGTCAGCCAAGAGCCACAAGTATTCAAATGGGGCTTCCAAACCACGGTAAGATGTTACATAGACGGTCTTATCTCCACCCGTCCAACCTTTGATAACGTATGCAATACGACCTGTATTGTTACCAAGCGTTGCCGTAACTCCACAAGGCACGAAAGGATTATAGCCGCCCCATGTATTCCACTGACTACCATCAACAGCGGGACCACTACCCAAGCCGCCCTGTCTGAATCCGTCAGCAGTCAGCGTTTCGTTGTAAGTGTCTTGACAATGCAATGAAGCATATTCTATGCGTTGCAACCACGCAATTTCTGTATATACACGATACACTCCAAGGTGAGTGCCGTTTTTACAATAAGGTCGTGCGCTCGCCTTGCTGATAGATGTTCTTGGCATACCAAGCATGGAATGATAAGTACCATCCCAAGCCGAATTTGAGCCGCTACCCCCACGGTAACGTGCGGCATTGTCAAGCATTTTCAAGATACCCTCTTCATCACGCAACAGTTCATCGCCATTCCATTGCAACCAACAGCCAGACACGGCAATGTTATTGTCACGGTCAATGGTAGCGCACCAAGGCGAACAAGTCTTGCGTGTCATTTCAACGAAGCCGGGCAAAGGATATTCTGAAATGCCATACACCCACTTTGTACCCTCGAACTCAATACGCAAATAGTATTTGGGCTTCTCCAGCATCACGTTTCCATCCGTGCTGTCAATGGTAGCCTTTGCGCCCGAATCCTTTTTACGGCTGTCATTTTGGTGCAAGTAGTATTTAACAGAGCCGTCCGTGTTTTCCACGAAACGCCTCAACTTCTTCTGAATTGGTAACGTGCGGTGCAAGTCAAGATTGCCAACTCTTTTGAGCTTGTAATCCTTGCTTGTAAAATCACCCTCCACACCGTACCACATATCGTAAGGATATTGCGGTTTAGTTGAACCGCTGCCTAAAATAAGTCCCATACTCTTATACGATTTTGTTAGGTTGTTCACTCGCTCCCCAATATACCTCATACTTCTGCAAGTCAATAGCGTTTGGGGAAATATACGCTATCATTGCGGGTGTCCAATCACCAATTGGCACAGGAAAGGCACCTCCCTTTTCGCTGTCACCGATAAGGCGGCAGTCAAGCAGCGTGTCGCTCAACATCGTGTTTTCCTTGCTACGGACATACACGGAGAACGGCACACCGCCCAAAGAGAAGCCCTTGGAAAGGTCGGTAATACGACCCTTGGCTATAATTCTTACATCTTCCATAATTTACTTGGTAAATCTACACTGCAAAGGTAGTAAAAATGTGTCTAAGAAACACACTTTAAGGCATAAATCAGCAATATTTGGAGCATTTGCCCCAAAACACCGCCTAATATGGTGGCTAACAAGTCCAACCAATCCCATTTACCACCATAAGCTCTGTCCTTAAACTCCATGCCACAAGCCAATCCACCCACGAATAAGACCGTGAGTAGAAAGGCACATGGAATAGCATAAAGAAAGTGCTTTTGTCTGTTGCTTTCTGTAATCCAATTCATAATTATGTTACTATTTTTAATGTATCACCGCTTCTGTAGATTTGTCCTTTTGTGTTCGGCTTGATGCTGTCAATCACATATTCAGAAAGTATTATTTTCTTTCCGCTCCAACCTCCTTTGATTTCCATCATAGGAACAAGGTTGCTTCCATTACCCAAACGATACCAACCAAACTCATAAGCAGATAATATCATTTTATTCATTATTTGTCCTGTATCAACCGCCAATTCATTCATAATGATTTTTGGTCTTCGCAAACCAAATCCTATATCTTCGGATTCTATTCTCAACACCTCTACATCATTGTTATTTACCGTATTATACATTATGATTGTATTTGAAGACGGGTCTATGACAATTCTATTACCTTTGCCAACAGTTGATATTTTTCCCGTAAAGTTTCCCTGTATATTAACATCACCAGTTTTACCATCAAGATAGCATGAGTTATTTTGAGAATATAACTTTCCATTTTTGAATATCCAACCAGCAATATTTGCGTTCTCTGCTAACAATAATCCCGTTGCAATGCTGTCGAACTGCGCACCAAAGTTATTCCACTTTGACGTGTTCGTTGGAGCAACATTGTAGAACTCTCCCGCATCAATACGAGCAACGTAGTAAATGCCGTTGTATTTGACTGCATCAACACGATACTGATTGCCGTAATATGTCTTGCTACTATCATACACGCCACGATACACCATAGCTGGACTTTTACCATTCTCACCATCCTTGCCGTCATAAGGAGTTATACGCACAGGTTCACTCCAATTGGTGAGCAACGCACCCGTTGCGCTTTTCTTGGCAACGACCATCCAAAGATATTCAAGTGTTCCAACAGTCGGCTGTGTAGTTGTCCAACCGCTCGGCTCTGCATCCGTCTTAACCAAAGCGGGCGCACTATTGCGTGAGCCGTTCTTTGCAAATCTGTACTCTTGGTAGTCGGGGCGCATATCATCAGAATTTGCATCATAGGCAGTTGCTATCTTGCCTACCTCCAACTTAGGCATACATATATACACATAATACCCATTTCCAGACATCACAATCGGGGACAAGCGGAATAGCAAGTTTTCGTTGTCAGCAAAGTATGCTTTGGTCTTGAATGTAATTGTGTGCTTTACCCATGATGTGTTAGCCGTATGTTGTACTTGACAATCCGAACCGATTGCACCATTCAGTTTTGCCACACCATCCACAAAGACTTTTGCATTGTCAATCGCACTCGGATATATGTATGTGGAGAATATGGCTCCATTAACGGCTTCCATACTCACCCAATTCAATGTCACCTTGCCTGTCCTCGGTTCTGTGTTGTCATACATATATGCCATGAAATGATAGATACCATCTGCGGGGACATCTGTAAAAGTCAATACTGCAGTAGAGTTGTATGTGGTAGATATTTCTACCGACTCACTCCAACTCCAACTATCGTTGAAGACGAAGCAGACTAATTTCTTACCGTCATTCTTGGCTTGTGTGTCTATGCGCCCGTTCACGCTCAAAGTGTATTTCTGTCCTTTGTGTAAGTACATATCACGCTTGGCAAAGCCATAGTTACTGCTCGTTTCATTTACAGCCACCCTTTTTATGCCACACTTAGACCAATAGGATAGAGTGTACCATGTGGACGGTTTTAGTTTTTTTGATGTGCTTGATAACAGAGCTTGACCCAAAACTTCTTTATATACTGTTTCGTCTTCTCGCTTGCTATTCAAATCATAGTAGCAATTATGACCATCCAAGGCGTTTGCAATGATATGGGTAATGCTTGCGTCAGTAGCACCAGCACCGCCATACATTGATTGCACGTTCCACCTGTCCATTTTTCCCTTGCTTTCAAACTCCGTCTGTTCAAGCAAGTTCGGATTCCATACCACATAATTGTTCCATAAGGTAGGCTCTGAAAAGCCGCCCCATATACCATTTGTTTTCTTGCGCATAGAAACCCACTCAAACGGGTAGTCAGCCGACACTCCACTTGGTTCATCAGTCCAACCGCTCGGCACAAATCCCGCATTTGGTGAGAATACCAATGGAGTACTTGGAGCCGTTTCTACTTCTGTACGTTGGAATATATATTCAATTCCATCACCATCCGTACCTTTGTCACCCCACTTTGCCCAAATGACAGGTGTACTAAAAGCAGACCAAGAACCAGAACCACTTGGCTTATTTCTAACGCAAACCCATTCATACTTATAAGTTGCAGTTATTCCGCTTGGGCTGTCTGTCCAACCACTCGGCACATAATCGTCTTTGTTTTCAGAAACGGGTTTACTTGGTGTATCGCCCGTGTTGCGCAAATAGATAAATTCTATGTCTGTGCCGTCAGCACCATTTTCTCCATTCAAACCCGTAATACGAATGGGCGTACTCCACGTTCCAAAAGTATTTGTGCTTGCATTGAGCATTGCTTGCGACATATAGACAAACTTACCGTTTGTTGGGACTGGCGGCTTTAAGCTCCACACACTCTGCTTTATCAATGATGTTGGGTCTGTGAATGTAGGCGTGCTTGGTGTGCTGCTTGCTGCCGTATAGATGAAATAGAATGTAGAGCCGTTCACTCCATTCTTGCCGTCTGCGCCTTGCGCTACTACGCCCCAATAAACAGTATTTGTTGGCACTATGCCCTTGGAGGGAGTTGCGTGGTTATAGCGATAGGTACACGTTGCACCGCTATTGTCGGTGTAAGAAACCTCATCGCCATAGTAGTATATGTAATCCTTATTCCATACACCACGATACACACCTAACGGAACAACATCACCGCTACCACTTGCAACGGACACGTTCTTGAGGGTTAGACGGCTCTTTGCTGACACATTCCAATCAATAGAACTTGTACTGTCACCAATGCGGAACTTATTTCCGTCCAAATCCAAGTAACACTCACCATCACTTGTTATGATGCGTCCCGTTGTAATGGTGTTGCCGTTGATGCGTGTAAAGCCGTATGTTGTCTGAAAATCTCTGAAATTATCATCAGCATACAGTTTAGATATAATACCTACTTGGAAATAGTAATTGTTCGGGTCGCTCGTAGGCTCAAACTTCAATTGTTCTTGCGTCAGATACCACACACCATTTTCCCCAGACTTGGAACACTTGGCAAACAGATAATATCCATCTGTGCTTTGCAGTTCAAAGGAGGCTTCATTCATCTGCCAGCTCCTTATTTTGTCGTTATCAATGGTAAGGTGTGATAGTATGCCAGCGGTAGCCACAAACAGATTAGGGTTGCCCCCTAAGTTTGCTTGTAGGACACAACCAGACAACACAAACTGTTGGCTCTTAGCTCCAACTGTCAGCATATTTGTGTCAATGGAGTTGGGCTTTATGTTGTCCGTGTCAAAATATCCGTCCGTGTCATAGACCATGTTACGCAAATCCTCTGTGGTTCTCCATCCTCGCCTTGCTTTATTCAAATCACGGAGGCGGTTGTTGTTTATGATGTTTTCATGCTCAATGACAGTAAGCACGGTTTGCGCCTGTATAGACACGGCTGTTGTGTCTGCCAAAGTGATTTGGTAGTCCTGTTCCAACAAAAGGTTGCGTGTTACTTTCTGTATGCGCATTTGTTTCTCAATGCCAAAACGTGTGTCCTTAACAGGCACATAATCGCCCACCTCAAACACGCTTGTATCGGTATCACGGCTTAGTTCTTGGAGAAAGTAGAGCCTATCCAATGTCAGCGTGTATTGAGCCTTTGCCTGTGTCGCTGTCTTGAAATCTTCCATTGCAGCATACCACAACGCCTCTTCTGCCTTTTGCTCGTAGCTTTCGGGCAGATATATGTCGGTTATCTTGTAGGTGTTTCCGACCTCAATTTTGTAAGCGTCCTGTGTTTCAGTGGATGGAATGGTCAAACCTCTATTATCCGTGAATGGGATAATGCGGAATTTCTTTGTTTCGTGGTTGTAGCCACCTTTCGCCTCAAGCTCAAACTGTTGCCCAGCCAACCGCCCAGAAGTGAATGTTATCTTTGCGCTCGTTCCGTCCACAAGGTACACCGTGCCTTTATCGTCTTTCTTGTTAAGGTCGAAGTCCATTGTATCATCAATGAAAGCGCAAATATCATCAGCCACAACAGCCGTAACGGTTCCCGTGCGTGTGGGGTAGATGTTATCGTAGGTCTTTACATCTTCCTCACTGCCTATCTTATCACGAAGTTCTGCATCCTCAATGTAGCGTTTTGCATCGTCAGCAATGCCGATTGTTTCAGAACCCACCTTTACAACCGTTCCGTCTGAAAGGGTATGCTCGTACTGGTTCTTTCGCTGTGGGTACGGCAATTGCAGTCGCTCCGAATACTCCCTGTAATTGCTCCGAATGTTGGTTGTACCACCCTCTGCCCACAGACGGGTTATAATGGCTTTATCGTCTATCTTCTGTTCTTTGAGGTTGTACAATCCGTTACCCTTGCCCCATTCAAAGAAATCAGCACCGCTTGGAGGATTGATACGCTTGCCGAACTTGCCTATATGGATAGTGCGCACACCCTTGTCTTGGGTTATCTGAAACTCCAAGTTGAACTGCTCGCTGTTGCAAAGGGTCTGCAATGCCTGCAAACAGTTCACGCCCGAAAACTGAATAGTCTTAGCCTCCGTGTCGGGGCAGTTATCCACATCGAACTTCCACAACCCCGGATAATCCCTTTCCATGTTGTAGATAAGGACTTGCACAAATTCCTTGATTGTATAGGTCAAGTCAAATGTGCTTTTGTCGCTCTTGCCGTACTTGTCGCAATTGCGGTAGATAGTTTTCATAAGGTCGTACATCACGCCATAGAATACAGGCTCGTAGTTGTAATAACCCTCTGAAACAACCTCACGGGTTGTTGTGGCTCTGATACTATATTCCTTGCCACCAATGGTTATCTTATCTCCTTTGGCGAATGACAACCAATTGGCGGAAACGATTTTGAGCGAAATGTAATCATCGCCCATTAAGGAACTTGTGAGTGTAGCCTCTTTGACGAAACAAAACGGCTCGTTTGTGTTGAGCTGTATTGTTTCGCCATTGCGCTTTGTTATTTGAGTAATTCCCATACTACAATATCGTTTGTTTCAAAACTTTCAATATCTTCAATCACGCCAGCAACAATGATGTCATACTCGCCAGCAAGTGCATAGGTGTGTTCTACGGTTGTTTCGTTGCCACTCACATTGAATGTGTGTGTTCCGTCACCCCAATAGATGTTGAGCAACTTTGTGGATGTAACCTTTATCGTTGCCTTGGAATTGTCGCTTGCCGATATGTGGCGCAACACACGTTTTACGGGTTCATCTTCTATGAGTTTCATTTTGAACGTGCCAACCATAAGGTCATTGTTGTACTGCCCCCATGTCTTTGTCATGTCGGTTTCATCATACAAGCCTACCTCATAGACCAATGGCTTTGCCTTTCCGTCATACTCCACGGTCAAACGGTGTGTGCCGTCCCCATCGAACAATGACATAAAGCGGTTAGTCCATTCCACAAATGCGCTGCGACCGCTTGCCTCAAGGAAACAATCAAGCGTAATGGTGCGCTCCTTATAGCGTTTTCTGTTTCTGTCACGCACAATGCCGTGGTAGTTGTCCCAATCCACTTGCAATGCGTCTTTCTGTGCAAGGCGACCGACCAAGCCAGTAGAGCCAGACACATACACGCCATAGTCCTTGAAATTCACACCGTCAATGTAGTATTCCACATCGTTGTCTGCCTGTATTTCCAACAGGTCTTTTTCGGTCTTTGCCACATTGTACACTTTCAACTCGTCAATGTTTGCAGTCGTTGTAAGCAGTTCGTCAGTGCAAAGGCTCAAACCCTGTGGTGTACCACCAAGCGAGGCTGTATAGACACAAGCCGAATCTATGTACACTCTGAATGTGTCGCTGTCACGCACAAAGGCGATAAAGTACCATTGGTTAGGCGCAACATCAATCCACTTTTCACGATAGTTATCTACACCAAGTAAATTTACCACCCAACCGATACGGCTTTGTGTTGTCATTACATAGGCAGACACCGTGAAGTTTCCGCTAAAAGGAATGGCTTTTGCGGTCAGACACTCACCGCCATTCAAAGCAAGTGCCTTGCCTGTCTTGGCGTTCTTGGTGAATGTTGCCCCGTCTGAAAGTGTCGCATCAGCACGGCTTGCCGAATAGTCGTAAGCCTTATTGCCATCGGGGTCGTCAAATGGCAAGTAAAGTATCAAGTTCTTATCTACCATATCAGTATGTAGTTTTATTGTTATAGTTCACGATTACACAATTTGGCTTTTCACCGTCCACGAAGTCTATTTGTGGAGTGCTGCCATACACATTGAGGATAACGCTTGCATCATCACCGACAACCGACAGGTGTACTTTGGTTTGGTCGAACAAATCTATTGTCAAAACGGCATGGTCAGACACATTTACGGCTATTTCGCTTGTGTGGCGCACATACAGGCGTGAAACACTATATCCGTCATACTCCAACATACCCCTACAAGCACCATTAAGCACCAAATCTGCCTTGTTTGCGAGTATGGGCATATCTTCATCAATATAGACACCGTAAGGCTCGCTGTTGCCCTTAAAATGCGTCCTAAGAAAATCAAGCGTGGGGTAATCCTCACAAATGCAAAAGTCAATGCCCTTGATGTAGAGCTTTACCAATGCCTCCGTGTCTAAGTTGCCCCTCAATTTCATCTGCCAAAGGCGGCACAGACCTTTCTCTGTGCCATCCTTTCTAAGTTGTTCTACCAGTTCCATATTACGAAATGCCTTGTGATAGTAATGAATTGTCCTTTGTTTCTATGCGTTTAAGCGTGCTTTCAATGTTTTGCAGTCGTTCAGCCGACAAAGCCGTGTTTCTCGCTATCTCCGACTGTTGCAACAACTGTTCACGCATTATGCTTGTCTGTTCACCTTGGTTAATGATGAAAGCATTGAGCCTACCAGCAATCACACCGCTTGTTTCCTCACTCATTGAGGTTACGGCTCCCGTCAGTGGGTCGCTTGCCACATCATCAACATCTTTTATCCAATCGCCCACTGCTTCCAAGCCTTGCTTGAATTTCTCGCCCGCTGCGTTGGCTTGGCGTTCAAACTCTTTCTTTTCCTCGTCTGTCAATACTCCATCTTCCATCGCCTTGCCCAGATACTCAACCGCATCATTGATACCCTTTGCAAGGAAATTTCGTTTGAGAGCCTCAACCACAGCGTTTTTAAGCACTTTCTTTGTCGTTTCTCCCAAAGCCTTTGCCGCATCCTCACCAGAGCAATACGCATCCACTATTGCATCCGCAAACTCATCAATGGCACTCTTTACATCAGTGCCAGCGAATGTTTCCATCATCTGTTGGTCTAAATCCTCGATTTGCTGATTTATTTCCTCAATCTGATTTTCCCATTCTTTGATTTTGTTGTTATCGGTTTTCTTCTTGCTCTTTTCTGCCTGTATCTGTTGGCGCATAAGTTCCTGTTGCTCTCGCAATGATTCCTTTTGCGATTGCCACAAAGCAAGCATATCACCGCCCTCCTTAGCTTTGTTAAGTTGGGCATTGAGCTGCTTTATCTGTGTAGTCAGCTTGGCATACTGTGCGAAGTCCCACGCTTTCTTTGCTACCTCACGTTGTTTCTCCAATGCTGCGATTTGGTCTTTGATAGCCTGTATATTCTTTTCGTAGCCTTGGCGTTGCTCATCATTGAATACCCAATAGGTATTATTGAAAGCTCGCTCCAAACGTGAATAGGCTGTTTGCAAGTTGTCTATCTGCTTCTGTAAGTTCTGTATTCGCTTTTCGTACTTTTTATCGTGCAACTTAGCGAATATACCAACCACAGAAGTAATAGAGGAAACCATGCCCGTTATACCGCCCAAGATGTCACCGCTCATAAACTTGCCGACAGAAGCAGCAGCATTGCCCAACTGCCCCATGAGGTCTATTGCAGTACCCAAGCCGTCAGCCACACCATCCATACCTAACGCATCAAACATTGATTGCAATGACGAAGCGCAATCCGTGCTTATGCTCGTTACTTTCTGAATGGAGTTGGTAATGCCTTGTGCTGCCGACTTGACATCTTTCTTGGCTTCATCAACACTTTTTTGAGTTCCCTTGCCGCTTGCAAGGTCAGCCTCGGCTTTCCTTAGTTTCTTCTTAGCCGCCAGATAATCATTGAAGAACGTGCCAAGTGCCTTGAACGGATTAAGTTCTTGAATACGGTTCTTAGCTTGGTTCAGACTATCAATGACAGCCTTGTAATCAACAGGGCTTAGTTTGAGGTTGCCAGCATTGAGTTGTTTCTGTATGTCACTTATCAGCTTTTGTATTTGAGCGACAGTAAGCGTGTCAATGTCTGTAAAGAGGTTTTTCCAACTTTCAGACTGTTGTAAGAATGACATATTGAGAGCCGACAATGCCTCTTGTTCTGCTTTGTTGATTTGTGCCAGACGCTCTGCATCGCCCATTTTCTCGGCTTGGGTGCGAAGTAAAGCGTACTGTGTGGTGATAGACTGCCTTTGTTCCTCAAAGGTGCGGTAATCATCAAGCACGGTCTTTTGCAGTTCCTTTTGCAATTCTGCGTCCTGTTGCGACAGGCTAAGGCTTGCCTCTGCCCGTTCATCAGTGCTGACAATTCCGCTTTCGCCATTCTCCAACTTTTCTTTGGCTTTGGCTACGGCTTCAATCTTTTCGGCAAGAGTTTGGCACTGACCGATAGAATCACTAACTTGCTGCTTGAACTTTTCAAGTGCTGTGGTTTCACCGTTCAACTCGCCTTTCTGTGTGTTAAGCGATATAAGGTAATTGCCCTCACCCTCGGTTAGAGTGCCGTTCTTACGCTTTTCTTCAAGTTTGGATATTTCATTTTCAACATATTGTTTGTAGGAATTACCATCAGCAAGCAACTTTTCAAATTGCTTGTCGGCTACTTCCTTGCCCATATTCTGCACCCAACGGAAATATAGCTGATATTGCTTTTTCTTATAGTCAAGCTCACCCTCAAACAACTTGTTTTGCGATTGGGTGTAACTTGTGTTTTCGATATTGCGCCTTTCTTGGAAATTCGCCTTTTCGTCAGAAGTAAGACCACCCTTGCCCGCTTTCTTTCGTGCATCGGCAAGTTCCTTTTCTTCTTTATCTATCTGTTGGAGGGATTGCTTGTGCTGCAAGTCAAGTTGTGCCTTGCGTTTCTCATATCCCTCTTCCATGACTGCAATTCTCGCCTCTTCAAGCCGTCTGTCAGCCTCAAGTTGCTTTTGTTTGAGGTTATCCGCATTGCGTTGTGCATCATTTGCACCACTACGGCTACGACTGCCACCACTTCCCTTGCGGTTCTTGCCAGTAGCATTATCCAAGCGTGTCTGTAAGCGTGTTATCTGATTGTTGTAATCGTTCCATGCCTTACTACCAAGTTGCGCCTCACTCCTAAGTTTTTTGAGGTTCTGAATTTCCGCACCGATACCACTTTCTGTATTCAAGTCGTTCTGTTGCTTGTTTATCTCTTTGTTCACCTCTCGTAAGAGGGAAAGTGCATCCTCAAAGCCATAGGTCTTGCAATCAATCGTTACCTCTTTGCCGTTAAGATTATTGGCGAGTTCATGTAATTCTTCAAGGCTCATTTTTGTAATATCCACATTGGTAGTGTCCTTTGGAGCAAGGAAATTATCCAAGTTCTGATTTACCAAGTCAATTGCAGAATTGAACGTGCGCACATCCCTAACCTCATTGTCGAGGTATTCTTTCAGTTGGGATGCAAAGGCTTCCATTTCTTTGTCGGTTGCGTGTGTGCCAGCCTTTGTGCCAGCAACAACATTATTCACAATCTCGTTATACTTCCTTGTGAAATCATCGCCCGACAGGGTAGCCAATTCTTTTGCACCAGCCTCCACCAAACTACGCACAGCTTCCCTTATTTCGGGTGCCATGTTTTGTATGTTTTCGGCTGCTTTGGTTACATACACCTTAACCTCTCCACCCATACCATCATCTACCGTGTGGTACTTGTCGGTTTTATATTCCGCATAGTTCAAGCGTGTATCAAACGAATCATAGTTCTTGTTACTATTTTCGTTCAACTTATTCATTTCTTCTTCTGTGCGCTTTGCCTTTATCTTTTCTGCGGTCGTGGCTTGGATTGCATCTTTGACTTCCAAGTATTTTTTGCGTTGCTGTTCCAACGTGTCATTTTCTTCAAGCAACGTGGAATTATACTCTTTGCACACTTCATTGATTTTCTCCACCATTTCCTTGTGTGTCTTGCTGTCTTTATTGGAGCGTGAAAGAATGGCAAAGTACAAATCCAACTTATCCGTTACCTTCTTGGTGCTATCCTCAAACTCATTCATCGTGTCCTTTTCTTCTTCTGTCTTTTTGCCGAATAGCGTAAAGGCACTGATAAGCAAGCCTACAATGGAAAGTATTGCACCAAGCGGATTTGCAGCCATTGTTGCCCACAATGCTTTTAGTCCAGCCGACAACTTTGTGGTTGCCACTGAAAGAATGTTTGTCGCTACGGTCTGTGCTGTCTTTGCGCCTGTGTCAGCAATAGAAGCCGTGCGAGCTTGGAGTGTTGCTGCTGTTTCAAGTTGTTTCTTCTTTGTATAGAAATCTGTCTGTGCGGCAAGTGCTGCCTTGCGTGTGGCTGATTGCGCATCCACCGCTGCATCAAGTTTCTTTTGTGCGGTTGCAATGGTTGTCGCATTGCCCGACTGTTGCGCCCAATATACCTCATATCGTGCTGCCTCGGTTGCTTGTGTAGCTGCAATAGCCTTGGCTTTGGCTGCTTCTACGCTCTGTGCTGCTGCCCTTACATCGCTACGCATAGCCTCAACCGTTTGCGCTTGGTTGGCTGCTTTGGCTTGTGCCTCTTGCATTATGGCGGCTCTATACGCTGCGCTCTTGGCTGTGTAGTCTTGCTTTGACAAAGCCAAGCGTTGCTCTGCTGTCATAACACCAACGGCTGCTGCCTCGTAACCTTGGCTTGAGGCTGTCAGATTGAGGTTGGAGAGATATTCTTGCTGTTGTGCTGTCAGTAGGCTTTGAATGGCTGCTATACGCATTTGCTTGGTTACTGCTGCCTTTTCCTCGGCTGTCAGTGTGGTTTCAAGTGCTGCGTAATTGGCTTGCTCTGCTGCTGCCATTGCCTTTTTCTGATTGATAACCTCACCGCTCAATGCCGATTGCGCTTTCATCAAGGCAAGCTGTGCTGTCTTTGCGGCATTGTCAAGCACGGTTATTCCAGTGTAACCCTTGGTGGCTACACTTGCAAGCACGGTAGCGGCTTTCACAGAACCGTAAGCAATGGCTACTGATTTGAGTATGCGCACAACATCATCCATGTGTTCAACAACGTATGTTGCGCCCTGTATGCCAGCCGAAAGCGCACCCTCGGTTTGCTCACCGAAACTATTAAGCGCACTGTCCCAAGCATCCTCCAAGTTTGCAATCTGTCCTGTCAGCGAAGAACTTTGTTTCTCCATGAGCTGATAGAATTGACCGCCCGCATTTGTCATTTTGTTTAGGACTTCCTCAACATCTGGAAATCCTATTTTGCCAGCCGATACCATAGCGTTTATGTTGTCGGCTGTTGTGTGGTACTTTTCTGCAAGTTCTTTTACAAGTGGAATACCACGACCCGTAAACTGCCTTACATCCTGTGCGTACAAGCGTCCCTGTACCATTGTCGTACCATACAGATAGACTATATCGTTAAGCGGAATGGAAAGACCACTTGCAATGTTACCAAGCCTTACAAGCGTGTCGTTCACCTTGTCGGCACTCACACCATAGGCTAACAATTGCTTTGCACCCTCGGCAACTCCCATGAGGTCGAAAGGCGTTTTTGCAGCCGTATCTACCATCTGTTGCATCAAGTCAGTAGCCTTGGCTGTGCTGCCTAACATCGTACCAAAGGCAAGTTCTAACTGTTGGAACTGACCACGGACAGACACAATGCTACTGACAAGATTATTCATACCTTGCCCTATCAGATAGTAGGAAATGTATTGTCCCGCCTTTTCTGCCATCTGCTGAAAGGAATCCTCAACGGCTGCTGCCTCTTGTGCTGCCGTGTTGGAAAAGTCCTTTATGTGCCGTTCCATTGTCGCTGCCGACACGTTGAAATCGTCTATGTCAAGTGTAGCCTTAAAGCCTAATCCACCGCCTATATTCTCCATTTATAACATTCCTTTGATATAGTTCTTAATATCTTCTTTCGTTTTCAATTCGTGGTGTTCAATCTTACTTTCATCAATGACATTGCCGTTTTCGTCTGTTGGCAATTCCTTTGTGCGTGGTGCATCCGCTATCATCAGTTGCACATTGAGCCACGAAATACCCCAAAGCAAGTAATCATAAGACCACCCATAACTACGCATGAGTTCGCCACGACTACCCCAAGGACTATTAAGTCCTGTTACTCTATCCGCTGCGCTTCGGGTTCGGTTTTCGGTTTGGTCGTTCCTACTTCCCGTATCAATCGAATAGAGCTGATAAAACCCGATGGGTTCATCATCTGACTAATAACGGCTGCGAGCTTGCGCAAACGCTCCACTGTAAGATGTTCAATGAAGAACTTAGTTAGCTCTTTTACCGCCTTGCTGTCTTTGTCGGCAACGGAGGGGTTGTTGAGAACCGCAACGGCTGCAATCTCTGCCATCTGCCTTATATACTTAAATAGTCGCTTGCTTTCCTGTATCGGCTGCTCCTGTATGGTCTTTTCGTCATACTCAATGCCTATATACATCTGGCGCAATCGGTCTATTGTTCCGAGATACAAAGGCTTTATATTGAAGTGGCGCATATACACCTCTTTCATGCGTTCTGTTTCAACATCTGGTATTTCCACAACCGACACATTCCAACTTTTAGGAATACGTTTGTCGTGCCATACCTTTGTGCGTTTTGGAAATGTACGTTTAAGGAAATTGTACCATTTTGACGGCTTTACTGGGTAAATCTTCAATGGCACAGAGAACTTGCAACCCATTTGCAACAGGGCTTGCAATGCCTTTTCCTCTAAGTCCAAACGCTGCTCTCTTGTCAGTTCTTTCTGTTCTTGATTGTCTTCCATATCGTTGTAAAGTAAACAAGCCCCCTAACCATTTAGGGAAAGGAGGCTTGAATTGGTAAGTTGTTATTACGAGGTTATCCCGCCTTTGTCGGGTCTGTTATAGTTTCATCAACCGTTAGCTGGTCTTGGAACTTAATTTTCATCGGCAAAAGGCAGATACCCTTTGAAGAATAGGTAATCTCAAAAGAGGGAACGATACAAGCGTTAGGACAGCCCACAAACAATCCCTCCTCTGGCTGAAGCCATATTGCCCACTCCTTGTAAACAGGCTTGCGTGGACGCAACCATTTACGCTTTGGCTTAGTGCCTGTTACTGTACCACCGAAATAGCGAGCCATAAGCTCCATGTCGGGGTCCATAAGCGTAAGTTCAACCGTGGTGACATAATCACCCATAAGTGTAATGCGCTTGTTTGATGTTTCAGACTTGTGTTCCGTTGTTTCCACATCATCGTCTTTCAAGGTGCAAGTGTCTTGGTACACATCACCTAAATCAAGCCAAGCATTACCATTTGCGGGCATTGCTCCCGCTGTTTCGCTTGCTGGGGCTACATAGATTTTCTTCAAGCCCATAGTCGAAAGTATTGGCATAACTTATTAAATTTAATTGTTTGACTTCTTTTCTCTAACAACAATATCCAAAGAGAACGACACAAAATGCTCGTTGTGGTTTGGCTCTTTCATTGGTGGGTTTATTAAACCAATATTCCAATTGTAACCGCAACCATGCTCATAATGGTTTTGCAGTATCTCCATAGCAGCCTTGCGCAACTCTATGAGCCTTGCAAAGTTGGTATGAAAAAGAGCCTTTCCACACCCAACGCCTTGCGGAATGTCTGGCACATGAATATTGACATTGATACTACCATTACGCACAGACCCCTCGCCATCAATAGACCTTGGCACTATGACAATGCCCTCCTTGGAGTAGTCCTTTCGTTGGTAATCGGGATTTTCTGCATAGTCGGTATTAACACCCATGCTGTCAATCAGCATTTGGCGTACCTTGATTGCTATTTCTTCTGTCGTTATCATAATACATTGCCAAATAGTTCATCTGCTTTTCGTTTCGCTTTATCCATGAGCATTTGCATCGCCTTGGGAAAATCTGTCTTTGCTTTGAGTTCTGCGGGCAGAATAACATTATAACCTCTCGCCTCCACATAAGCAGCATAGTTCATTCCAGCGACAATGATAAGTGAGAAAGAGTTTGAAAGTGTTTCTGCCATTTTCATAGCCACTTTCAGCGCATTGTCTGCGCCCTCTCCCTGTTGGACTGCACCACCAAAGTCAATGATTTCACCGTTGCGCACTACTGCGTAGCCTATTGAGTTTGTGAGGTTGCCTGTTCGGTCGGTGTAATTATGCTTATCCTTTGCGTACTTGGTGAGTTCTTCACCTAAGTATTTCAATAGGGAAATGGCGGCTTCTTCCAATCGTTTTTGAAACAATCGGACTTGTGCGCCTATCGCATCATCACCAAACATCGGAGTTATCCCCATATCTCAATGTATTTTCGGTTCATGTTATCAACACCCGAAACAACAAACTCGTCTGTATCTCCATCTTCGCTTGTAATACGCACCGTACAACCAATAGCCAACACACCATCAAAGTATTTAGGAATAAACACATCATAGGTGTAAGCATATATCTGTCCGTCCGTGCCTACTACTTGCTTGGCTGGAATAGACTTGTCTATCTGACATTCACACCCTTGCAAGAAAGGTGCTTTGTCATTCGGAATAACAAAGCCTGTCTTTGGGTCGGTCTGTACGCTGCCAACAGGCTTATATTCAAAAGTTCCGTTAGTTCTCATTGCCTACCACAGATTAGAGCCGTCAGTAATTGTTGGTACTTCATCGAAATTCTCCAAGTCCAGACCGTTTTCACTGCAAATAGCCTTGATGCGCTTGCGCAACATATCCACGTTGTAGCCTTGTGAGGATTTTCCGAGGCTATCGCTACTAAGAACAACCATTTGGGACAAAACCTTTACGGCTGCTTGTGCGACAATCCTTTTGTCCGTTGTCGGGTTGTATGGCGTTTCTGTGTCGCTCATACCAACATCGGATAAGGCTTTAATCATAGACAGCTTACTTGGCACATACGGCTCAATTTCAGCGGTCAGTGCTTGGATTTTCGTTAGTTCCATATACTGTTACTCTGTTACGTTGTTGTCATTCTCGTTAAGGTATTCGGCAAGTTTCTGTGCCTGTTCTTCTGTCAGCTTGCCAAGAGCGTTTGAAACGCCACGTTCTTTTACGTTGGATGCAAGGCTTACACCGATAAGTGTAAGACCCTCTTTCAGCGTTTCAAGCTGATAGGCAGTGCCATTGAATACAACAGAGCCTTTTGTAATGTTTGCATCATCTTTGGGTGCATTATCATCATTAGCGTTGTTGTCATTCTCGTTAGGCGCATCTGACAGGGAAACAATGGCACAAAAGCCACCGCCAACAAGGGCGTTGATACGCTCCACATCAGTAGAGTGTATCAATTCGCCTTTGTCCATAACCTTGTCTTCCACCTTGCCGTGAAATGGTTTGATAACTTTCAGTTCCATACACGAAAGGTTTAGAGTGAAACAAGAGTTGTGTTAGCCTCGTAAGCAGCCTTTGTGGTATAGTAAGGCGTTACACCGTTTTCATCGGCTTTAACAACCTTTTCCTTGATACCACGCACCTGTGCGCAAACAATCTGCCCCATCTCTGTAATGAGCGGTAACAGGCGAGCTGCGCCCTCTGTGTACTCGCCAGCGGTCTGTCCTGTGGATGCACCTGTGCGCCACTTGGAAATGCGAATACCATTGCCAGCGTTGATGTAGTCCACGTTGTCCTCTTCGATAAGCTCACTATCTTCAATGGCGGGCTGTATCTCACCAATGACACCAGCGGGTTTGATAGCGATAAAGTTAGGATTCCACGGCTGTATCGTGTTGCGCTTACCGTCCTTATCTACACCCATCTTGCGCTTTATAACCGTGATAGGCGGTATCTCGTTTTCAGTGAGCAATGCGGAAAGTTCAGACGAAGTTACGACCTGTGCCTGTTTGTCCGTGCCATGAGCAAGCAAACGTGTGGTTGCATCCATGCGCAACCAAGTGTAAAGCTCCTGCGACATAAGAACCTCGCCCGGCTCAATGCCACGGTCACGCAAATCAGAGCAAAGGGCAGAAAGCCACAGAATAGGAATGAGCTTGCCAGCCTTGGTGTTTGCAGTAGTCCAGTTGCATACGCTCACCAACTTGTTCTGCTCTTCCATGCTGTAATCTACCTCATAGGCACGACCACCAGGGTTGTTGATTTCTGGCTTGAACTGCGCCACACCCCAATTGGAGAAAGCCATAAGGCAGATAAAGTCCATTACATCCTTGCAACCAAGGTATGCGTCTTGAATGTCGTGTGTAAGGGTTTTTTCAATCTGCTTTAACTTGTCAGCCTCCTTGAGGCGAGGGTTCTCGTACACTTCCTGTAACTTGCGATAGTCACGGGCAAACATAACGAACTTGTGACCGACACGGGGAATTTCCTTAGTCCATACATCAAAGCCGTCAGTTCTGCGCAATGGTGAGGGGGATTCGTCAGCCAACAGAGTAGCCATGAAACGAATGTTGTACTTGCCCACGATAGCCTCGGCTGTCAATGACATCTGAGGCGTGTTGTAGGTAAACCAACCATCGGAGTACATCTTCTGAAAAAGCGATACTTCCTTTTCAGAGGCTTTGTCAAAGGTCTTTCTCCATGTTGCCAATAAATCCAATGGCGCACCGTTCTTGTGCAAGCCAGTGAATGTTGTAAAAATGGATTTCATTGTAATTTTACCTTTTTAGTGAATAAACGATTAGTACGACTGCGTGAGTTTAACGTGAGGATTGGCAGACAGGAACATTCCCGTGCTGTCTTTCTGTGAGGTCGGAATGGGAGGCACACGCCTTTCATACAATGCGTATTGCATTGTGTCTGCCGACACGTCAATGCCTGTTTCAAACTCGCCAACTTCGTATTCTTTGAACAATACAGAGTTAGCCTTGCCACGTTCTGCGGCATTGTTAGAACCGTCCTTAACCACCTCTGTAAGCACATCGCCAGCTTTCAGTCCTGTAATGGCAGCACTAAGAGTTACGACATACACGCTACCTGTGTTGTTAAGACAGTTGCCGTTGTCAATGGCAGTGATAGTAGGAGCGGAGGTAAACGTGCCTGTAACAGCACCAGCCTTTAACACACTATCACCAACAGCGAAACAAGGAGCGTAAAACTCATCAATGTAGAGCGTTACTTTCTTGTTGTTCTCGTTGTCTACCTCAACAACTTTTGCAGTCTTGATTACTTGCACCTTTCTTGTGGTTTCGTTGAAAATGGCGAGCGTTCCAGCGGGGACTACATCACCCACACGGAACTTCTGACCCTCCACATCAAGATTGAAGCCACCCTGTACGATAGACGGGCTACCTGTAAAGATAGGGCGCATACCCGTAAATGAAGCTGTCTTGCGTTTCATCTGTTTGTTTTATTTTACGGTTATAGACTCCAGCAAAGCGTCTGCGGCTTCATCAACCTGTTTTTCGCTTGCTGCCTTGGCACCCTCTGCTTGGTTAGACATAAGACCATTGGTAATACAGTCCTGTTTGAGAGCCGACACCGCATCTTCCACATCTTCATCATCAGAAATGGATTTAGCGAGCCTGTCACGAAGAAAGACGGGGATTTGGTGCTTCTCAAATGCGGCATTGATTGTAGCCGTGCGTTCGCTGTGGCTCTTTTCCGCTTTCAGCGCATCAATCTGCTCTTGCAATTTCTTGATAGCTTCGCTTTCTTCCGAACTGTCTTTACCGCCACCGTTGCCGTCTGTGCCGCTCTGGTTGGGTTCTTCACCCTCACCGTTCTTTTCAGTTGGCTTTGGTTTCGGATTGCCCTTTGCCTTGTTCGCCCACCTTGTCGCTTCACTCTGACTTGCAGTAGCCACAGAGAGAATGAGGTTTGCGGTGCTTTCGATTGCGTCATTGTCGGTAGAATCATCTGCCACGCTGCCACCCATAGCCTCGGTTATCGCTGTCAGATACTTCTCCGAAAGACCCGTGTCTTTGCACTTGTCTTTTACCTTTGCAAAAAGTTCTTTGTTCATATTTTAACTGATTTATACCCCTAATTAGGAGTTGTTTATATTCTATGTTTGCAAAGATACGCATTTTATTTAATAATGTGTTCATACAACACATATAAATTTTACTTAGTAAATTCGGGTTTTTAGCGGCTAAAATATTCACCAAGTAAATTTTTTCGGCAAATTTTCCCAAAAATATTTGGTATATTCAATAAAACACACTACTTTTGCAATGTGTTCGATGAACACAGATAATAAACCGAATAAAAAATAGTTTATGAAAGCAATATACGCAAAGGACATAAAGGCGATGGTTAAGCAGTTTGACCTCAACGAAGCCGAAAGCGACTATCTCAACGACATAGCAGAAGCTATCAACAAGGAGCGCACAGATTTATGTGAAGACATACAAATGACACTTCTTTACGGCTCTTACTCAAAGTCAAAGAGAAACGCAATCAGAGCGTTGCTTGTTTACTTTGGCGCAAAGGCACAGAAAGAGAATGAGCTATACAGGAAACTTGATAGAACCTGTTGGGAAATTGCAAAGGTGTTGAAATGCGGCTCTTACCAAGTCATGCAATGGATTAAGGGTATTGCTTGCACAAAAGACCGTTTCGGAAAATTCGTTGAGTGCTCGGACACATTCGGATTGAATTATTTGGAAATAGCATAAAGGTAACGTCCCGCCTAACCAACGGGGCATACAAAACAATATAGAATTATGGCAAGAGCAAAATACTACATCAAAAAGGCAGACAGCAAAGAAAGCGATACTGTCTTTGAAACCACACGCAAAGCTGACGCAGAAAGATATTTCAACCGCCTTTGCAAGGACTTCAAGAAGAATGTGAAATTCGCTGTTGAAACTGTAAGAATGGGCTACTTTACAGTTCGCTACATTCCTTGTTCTGAATGTACAGAATATTGGATTGAGAAATACTAACACACAAATCACAATAAATATGAAGAAGGCACTACGGCATTATGAATATCAGTGTAATGGTTATGCGATTAGACACGTTTCAGAAAGCTGCATTTACACGATAGAACACCCTGTAACAGATGAGCGGTACGGCTTCGAACATACACTTAAAGAAGCAAGAAAGTTCGCTAAATCATTGCCAGAACTATATCCGATTAAGAAATGAAGACGATAACAGACAAACAGATTGCTTGCATAAACAAATGCAAGTCTGTAATTGACAACAAGGAGAACGGAAACGCATTAGACCGCATAGACATCACTCAGCTAACGTGTTCTGACGCAAGCAAGATTATTGGCGGGCTGCTTTCTCTAATCAAGTGTAATAGGTTCGTTGCACATGGCTGTAATGTTTCTAATTCACCAATGTTTCTGAAAGCTCTTGATGATGTTTTCGATACAATAGACAAATACCAACAACAGGCATAATATAGCGCACATGAAAACAGGAACATCTAACTACACGCCTAAGTGCTTGGAGTTCTCCAAGTACTTCAAGGGGATGCAAGGTATAACGACACACCAAAGCGAGGATATAGACTACAACGATTTTTCGGGGACGGTCTATGTAAACCGCTACGAGTTTATCTGCATAGACCAAATGGAAGAAAGCGGCTATATGGTGTATATAAACAACCCCAACGGACACGATGGGGAACAATGGGTATTCGGGTACTACAAGACATTTGGCAGAGCCTTAAAGAAAGCGGCTGCAATCGTAGAGAAAAGAGAATACCCAAACCCGATTGAAATTTGGTAATAACAACTAAAACATACTGACATGGCAACATTAGCAATCAAAATCCCCAGATGGGACATTGAAGAAGAAACGGGCTACAAGCCTTTCACTACATTTTGGCAAGATTTCTCCATTGCCGACACATACGGCTTGCAAGCCATTCAAGACACGTTCAACCGTGCCTTTGATGCGTGGAAAGACAATTACAAGTACCTCACAGAACTTGTGCTTGTACTCAATCACAAGATATTCCACCACTATGTAGAGAAAGGCACAGAAGAAGAAAACGAAAAAGCCTCTCTTTACAATGAGCTTTGGAACAAAGCTAACGACTACGCATTAGAAAACTTGCAAGGTGAGCAAGCAGATTACTTCTACCACTTAACAGATTAAGCTATGGAGATAACAGTAACAGTGAAACTGACAGAGGGCATGGTGTATGATGCGATGAAAGAAGCAGTACAAGAGTTCTTCACGAACTTGCCCTCACAAGAGAACAAGACAGGCTTGTTAAAGCATAGCCTTTGGAGCCAGATAATACGCAATGGCAAGCCTGTTACAGATAGCGACATTGAGCCACTGAAAGACAATTCACTTGGTGAAGAAACAAAGTATAGTGTAATACTATACCGTGGCACAAAGGAAATAGGGACAATTCAAATGTAATAATATGGAAACAAAAAAAAATTGGCATACAAACACTGAAATTCCAAATGGTAAGGATAGATATATCATTAAGTGGAAAGACAGAAATTCTTACAAGTTGGCTACTGATAAAGAATGGGTAATATTTCGTTTGAGTAAACCATCATTTGCTTATGAAATTGAACGATGGGCTTATATTAAAGACCTTGAAACCACTTGTGAACAACTCCAACAAAAACAAGTTGATTGGGAGCAACGCAGATACGAAATAGCAAAGGATATGCTTTGTGCCATCTATATGGACGAGGGCAACGAGAAACGCAGCACAGACCCAGGCATTGAGTTTGAATATCAAAGTTTGGAGGGTAGCGCAAGGGAAGCTGTCAGATATGCTAACGTACTAATTGAAGAACTTAAAAAGCATGATAATGGATAAAAAGACTTTCTTTCACAAGGTAAGCCAAATGAGAGCCGCACAGTGTGAATACTTCAAGACACGGAGTAGCGCAGCACTCGCCTCAAGCAAGTTGTTGGAAAGACAGATTGATGAAGAAATAAAGCGAGTAAAGGCAATAATGGCTGCAAAGGCAAAGCTCTTTTATGAGCTGGTGAACATAGACCCACAGACAAGCCAAGAATGGCTCAACGACCATATAAGAGCAAGCCTTGACAACTTTTTTAGTGATGCGGAATTTCAACATCAAAGTATGTTGGACAGACATTTCCACAAGAACGGATTTTTCAACAACTACGATTTCCCCACACTCGTTATTAACGACATGGGCGATAAGTCAGACGATGATATGCTTGAATTTAAGTACGAGTATATCAACCACAAGTATTATGTAACGTTCTTAAACAGACTGAAAGGTTAGAACTATGCAAAAAAGAAATATTCGATTTCGTGGCAAAGCCACAGGAAAGGGCAATATCCCTACAAATTGGGTGTATGGTGGCGGTTGTTTCGCTGTCAATGGCAACACGTTCATCATTCCAGATGTGGCACCCAAATTCACAGGCAATGGCGAGTACGAAACTAAGGCTATTGAAGTGCGCTTTATATGTCAGTCCACAGGATTGCACGACATATTCAAATCAGAAGTATTCGAGGGCGATGTGGTACGCTTGGACGGGAACAAGAAGTACACCTATGTTGTTGAGTGGAATGATGCGCACACCTCATTTCTCGCCCGTTGCGTTCAGACAAAAACGGGGCTTGCAAACCTATCTCCATACGTCAGCATTGAGATACTCGGAAATATTCACGACAACCCGAATTTGTTAAATGTAGGGTCGGAAGCAATCATATATTGCAACAAACATATTTATGCAACAGGTAAAGGATATAAATAATCATGGAAAGAAAAGAAATAGAAAAGGAATACTGCAAGCTCACGAAAGAGATTGATAGTGTGTGTATGTATGACGGTCGTAATACAGTAGATAGATACGTTTGTGAGAAATGTGGTGGCTTTCTGCATACCACATACAAAGACAAGGGCGTTACCCCTTTCATTATAACTTGCCCCATGTGTGGCGGCATGATGAGCCACACGCAGACTTTCAGAAAGGAAATAGTGCCAGATAGCATTGAGGTGAAAAAGTGGTATCGTCCAACTTTGGAACAGACATTAAAAATGTCAGAGGGTTCTATTGAACATATACTTAACGGAGGTCTGATTTTAGAGAAATAACAAAGAATGAAGACACTTATATTTGATGTAATGCTAAACGGGCGTTTTATCTGTACGTTGTTCTACAAGTATTGCCCACTGTTCCCGATAGACAGTGAGGAACTTGTAAAGTTCGTTCTTGAAAAACGCCCTACATTAAAGGGCAAACCTTTTCGTATCGCTTTTTAATCGAAAAATAGTAACTTTGCGGAAAAATGGCATATTGTGATATTATAAGCATGGAACGCCCGCCTGTAACACGAGGCGAGTTCTTGGATATAGAAAGAATCAATGTGATTAGTTGCACAACATATCCAGATTGCTCTTACAGAGAACGTGTAGAGTTGTCATTTGTCCCATGCGGGAAAGATGGCGTGAGATATGGCGTTGATAACAAAAAGCACATTGTTGTCAAACTTGATGTTGAAACGGGATATATACCATTCTCGGAAACAGCAAATGCGATGAAAGCCGCCTTAATATCCAAGGTTAAGAATATACGGAATATTGATATTCTGATAAAAGCATTTCAATACAGAAAATACTATTGTGAAGTATGACACCACAAAGAAAAGTTATCCACGTTGAACTGAATGAGCCGTACAACAATAAGCACCATTGGTATTTTGGCAGCATATTAGCAATATACGACACTCTACCTATTGATGTAGTGGGCATAGCTCATACATCATTATGGAATGTACTTTCTAAGAACGGAAAGTACACAACGAAGACTGCAACAATAAGGATTGGCGTTCTTTACACGAAACGAACAAACAGGGGAAGAAAGAAATAATGCCCCAAAATATTTTCTTTTCAGAAAATTATTGTATCTTTGCAATATAAATAAGGCTCTCAATTGGGAATCAGCGTGGATTGTAGTTCCACGAAAACAATACCAATGGTGAGCCTTATTTTTATTTTATCTTATCCAAGATGGAGGGATTGTCCGAAACACTCCATACAAGGCAAGTCCCGTCATGGAAATGCCTAACAATCACCCAACATTTATTGCCGCCTATTTCCGTTTCAAACAGATGTATTGTTGCTGTTACCATGTGTTCATCAACACCACTGCCACGATATACAGAATTATCCAACAGGCTTTGCAAATCCAAAAGAGCCTCGTTTTTTGCATCCACATCACTAAACGGTTGGTTGAGCCATTCTTTAACGCTACGGTTTGACATTGTGGCTGTCAGTTCTGTTTGCGGCAATGCTATTTCCTTGCCCACCAGCGCATCAATAGCAAGCCGTCTTATAACCTTTCGCCTTGCCTTTGTTTCGTTGGATAGAGGCTTCCTTATTGGACGGTAGCCGTTAAGTGCATCCGTTATGCCTTGCTCATTGTCTTTGTAGAAATAAGGCAGCGTTCCAGCACTCTTAGCATTTGCCATACGTTCCGCATTGTCCCTCGCCCAACCAACAAAATGCTTCGGTATTGCAGCCACTTCGCCAGAACATTCTACACTATCTGGGCTTTCGCCATCAAGAATGTTATCTAACATCTTTTCAAGCTCTCCATGAGTTGCAAGCACAGGCACTTGGTAGCAGCGACAATTTGGGTGCCAGCCCGTCCATTTGAATGTCTTAGGGTAGATACCTTTCAAATCATCGCAAATGTCTTGAACGGGGTGGTTGTTGCTCAACTTAATTTCAATGCCAACAACAAAGTGCATATCTTGCCATCGGTCGTATTCTGCCGTTCTGTAAGCAATATTCGTTTCGGTTCTTGCAAGCCTTTGGGCATTTCTGTATGAGGAACGATAAACGCCTCGTCCGGGGTGGTAGTCCTTGGGGTTATCATCTATCCATTTGTAAGACTGACTTTCTTTGTCATATATCCTACGTTTCCACACTCGCCCATATACAGGATTACCGTTTTCATCTTCACCTACCTTTACACGGAAACGCCTATACCATCTATCGGGGTCGTTCAAATACTTCTGAATGGTGGTAGCCAAGCGATTTGCAGCCGTACCCTCACCAATAGCCAAGTCAAGCGTATTCTCCAACTCTTTCTTGTAGGCTCCCGTGTATCTCCACACCCTTTGAGAAAGGTTCAATCCGCTTGCGCCTGTCTTTCTTGAAAAAAAGGCTTTCATCGCTTCTTGGTTGTGCTGAAAGTATTTTGCGAAGAATGGGTTTTCAATCGCACTATCACCAAACACCGCCTTAACAAGTTCGTCTGTATGCTCGTTTGATTTGAGCCATTCCCTTTCTACTCCCTTGCGTATGGTCTGATAGATACGGCTATACATATTGCGCAACATGGGCGTTACTTGCTCGCTATACCCATAATCAGCAAAGGAGAACGGCTTTCCGCTCTCCAAATCTGTATTCTTCACCAAGTTAATAATCTGCATCATCACATCACGGTACACTGCCCTAACATTGGCAGCATACCCCTCTGTACGCTTGAATAACTCGGCTTGCGCTTTCTTATAGTCTATCTTTGCCATTGGTCTTTACTTCTTGCTGAATTTGTCGCAAATATCCCTTTCAAGAAACTTGGAGTATTGGAAGAACTCGCAACGGCACAAAATCATGTGTCCGTCAAGTGCCTTGCTGTGTGGGTCGTATGAGTGTCGGCAATCCTTGCACGATAATCCTAATTCCTTTGGTGATTTCGTTTTCTTAGCCATTGAATAAATTTTTAATCAGTTCTTCTTTCGTGGGGAAACAAGCACTATCCAAGAAATACAAGTGCTGTGGGTTGTTGCGTGTGCCTGTATTGGTATGCTCCACGTTACGCACGAATGTACGCAATGAGTTACGGAACACCTCAATGCCAGCAATGCGGAAACAATGCGGTCTATTGTTAAGCATAGTCCACACTTCATCACCTATGTTGTATTTGGTCTTTACTTCCATTATTCAGCCTCCCCGAACACGTCCATTTTGTTTAACTCCATTTGCTGTGCAAGTCTTTCGGCTTGCTCTGTCTTAATACGCTCCATTTCTGCCTTGCTGTCCTTTACAAGGTAGGACTTTTCAACATAGCTTTCAAGGCTCAATGCGCCATCGTTGTACTGCTTGGAAAGGTCGGCAAGCATTTCACTTACATCATCACCAAATGGTTCTTGGAACTCATGCCCCAAATCAAGCGCATCATATTCTGCCTTGTGTCGGTAGTCAAGCACGTTGCCCATTATGGCTTTCATCAACGAGGCGTGTCGGTTCATATACCCATCGTGCTTTTCCTTGTGTCGCTCTGCCTTAATGACTGCAAGCAACATCACTTTGCGTATAGCCTTTGCCGACAGGTTGCCGAGGCTTTTCATGTTGTCAAAGTCTATGTTTGGAGTGAACGACTTGGAAAGAATGTGCTTATCCAACCGCTCAAACTGATTTTTCTTGCTCTCGCTTGCCTGGTCCCATGTGAGGTAACGCACATCACCGCCATTTTTGAGGATAAAAAGTTTTGCCTCTTCCTCTGACTTGGGCAAAGAGTTAAGGATTTCAGCGGTTGCCACCATTGCGGGATTGGCGAAGCGGTCGTTTACATCCGCATCCACGCTTTCCATGTTTTCCTCACGCTCAATCATCGGCTGTACATCTGCGTGTTCTGGCTCTTGCTCAAACAGCAACACAGGTATCTTGCCTATCGGGTTTGCCATTCTCTGAACTTCCCAACCGACACTACCACGCTTGCACAGATAGATTGTATCTGCCGTATATACATCTATGTGGTGAATAGTTCTGTTGCCTTGCTCTGTGAGGTAGTAACCCCAAGCAAAGGCTTTAAGCCGTCCGTATTGGTCTTTAAGCGTGTATATATCATCGTTGTTTTTCTTGCTCAACACATTCAGCAAAAGCCGTGGCGTGTTGTCTGCATCCCTGTAAACGTGGTAGAGAATGGCAGCACAACCCTCCGCACCTGCTGCTCTTTTGGCTTCACGCACGGCACTGTCAAAGCGTGTTTGGCGCATCAGTTCTTGGTAGAAGTCAAATGCGTTGTCTGTGTTCTCTGACAATTGCGACCATTTAACAGGTCTGCCATACAGGAACACAAGGGCAATCTCATTGATGAATTTCTGATAGGGGATAGGTATTTTGTTGCGCTTGCTCCATCGTAGGAAATTGCCATTTTTGTCGAACACAGCCCTGTCCTTGCGCTCCATTACCTTGTGAGTGCTCACCTCGTACTCCAACAGATTACGGCTCGCCACCTCTGAACGGCTACTAAGCATAGCAACCGCCCTTGTTACATCGCCAGCGGTTAGAAGTTCATCGAAACTTTGCTGATAACCAATAGCCGCCTTTAACTCGTTTGTGATAGTCTGAATTATGCCCATTGTATGATATTGTTATGTTAAACCTAAAATTCGCTCTATGTTATCGGGTATATCCACTTCATTGTAATCAAACCAACAGCGCATGAGAAACATATCTCGCCAGTCGGGAGAACAACCGATTTCCACCTTGATTTCCTCTTTCGGCTTTAGCTTCAGCTTGCCGTCACTGTCCGCTTTCCACGTTTGCAGTTGTTCAAGCTCTCTCGTTATTTGCTCCCTGTCGGCTTGGCTCACCAAATCCTCATCAATGCCTACTTCATGGGCGTTAATGTGTTCTGCGAGCTTATAACCGCATTGTGTCTGTAAGTTTTGGTAGTTCTCACCTTGCATAGCCGTGGAGTTATTGACAAAGCCGTTGCAATCGCAATTATCAACAACACCACCGCCCACACCATCCTCATCAACAATCACCCTGTGATTTGGTATTCGGTATTTCCTTTGCTTTGTGATTATCCATGTTTGAATGTCCGTTGTCTTGCTTATGGCAAAGCAAACCTTGTCAATGATGAAATACCCATCCCATACAGCCAAACGTGCATGGTCGGCACCAAAACGGGCAATATCACCCGTTATGTAGTGCTTGCCTGTCCGTATGGCTAACTTGTTACCGAATATGGCGCATATATCATCATGTGAACAAAGGGCGTTGGGGTTATCGTCATACTCCCAATCTCCAAGAAACAGACGGGCAAACTTAACCTTGTCGGATGTCGTTTTCAATCCCTCTATATAGTCGGGGTCAATGAATGGGTTTTCCTGTACCAAGCAAGCAATGTAGTAGCGGTATTCTGCAAGCTGATTTGCCTTGTATGGCTTGTAGAAAATATCGTACATCCAATTTTTCTTGGGGTTACAGGTGATGAATAGCTTTCGCTTTAGTCCGTATTCTTCATTAAGGCAGCGACCGATACGAGTTTTCAGCGTGTCATACGCTCCAAAGTTCACCTCACCGCCCTCTTCAATCCAACCGCCTGTGAACTCAATAGAGCCGTAGCGTTCATATAATGGGTCAGACGGCTTATATTGCAAGTCAAGAAAATCAATGCGTGAGCCATTGTAAAACTGAATGTAGTTCAACTGTCCGTTGAAACTCCACAAGTCCTCTGGCACTCCATACATCGTGCAAACTCGCTTGAATGTGATGTAAGTTGATTGCGTGATACGCTTCAACTCGGCACGACCAATAAACCATTTTGTACCCGGATAGGCAAGACACATAAAGAGCAACCACACGGCACCCGTCCACGACTTTGCACCACCAGCAGCACCACCATACAGAATTTCAACGTGTTCGCTGTCTGTAAGTATGGTTAAGGCTTGCTGTTGCTTGTCGTGGTTCTTTCCGTCACGGCACGTTATAAAATCGAAACGACCACGGCGGAAAAGCTCCGTTTTGACTGCAAGAGCCATTGGCATTGATATGTCTTTATTGTTCCTTGCCATTCTTTGCGCTGTTCCTTATCTTGTCAAGTAGCGTGTTATATGTTATCAGTTCATCATCGGACAGAGCCGACAAATCCATGTTGTTAGATACATTGGCGTTTATCTCGCCCTCTATGTTTTGGGTAGCCTTGCCAAACACACGGTCAAAGAGCATTTCAACCGTGGAAGTGCGACCATAACGAATATCTGAATTTATTGCCGAAATGATGTTCAATACCCAAATGGGCGTGTCCTTGTTTGGCTTGCTCGGATTTTCGGGGTCTTTCAGTAGCGGTTCAAGTTCCGCTGTTGAACTCTCATAAAGGTGCTGTATAACTTTGAGTATTTCTTCTTTGCTGCTTTGTGGATTTACCTTTTTGCCTGTTGTGGATTGAATGTATTTAAGCACAGAAAGATTGCCCCGACCCCTTTTCTTGGGTTGGTTCTCGGATGTAAAGCGGTTGCCCTTTTTATTTCCTTTCTCAAATAGTGCCATTCGTTGTAAATTCGTTGATTTCTTTTTGTAGCGTGTTCGTCAAACACACTTGATAACTGCAAAAAATCGGACAGCGAAAAACACCGCCCGACTTCTTCACTTGGTAAATCGGCTTTTATGCCTGTTCCTCTTGTGCTTTATACTTATCGTAGAACCAAGCGACCAAGCCACCCTCCATGTAATTATCCAAATCGTCATAGGCATCCAGTTCATCCATGAGTGCCTCGGCTTTGTCAATTACACCTGTGAGTAACTTTTGCTGTTCATCGGTAGCGTTCCACACTTCGATTTCGCCATTTAGCTGCTGCTTGATTACTTTAATCTCGTCAGCGGAAAGTTCAATCTTTTTCATCGTTATACTGTTTTATTAAGTTGGTCGTTCATTTAGAGTTTGTACTTCTTGGCGATAGCCTTAACCGCCTTTGTGTATTTGTCGGACTTGCCATGTACTGCCTTGGTTACGGTTTCTGCCCAGAACTCGCTAACATTGGTTGTGGCATACTTGCCATAGCCTTTCTTTTTCTTGTCACGACTCCATTTCTTGTATAGGGCGTTTACTTCCTTACCTGCTGCCTTTTGGTTTGCGCCTGTCATGTGGGCGTTCCATGTAGCGTGTGCAAGTTCATGTGTTACCGTATGAGCAACAGGCTTGTTTGTGGTCGTACTCCAACCGCTTTTGTAATTCTTGGAGTGTTCCCTTGATACATTCTTTGCGCCTGTGTCGAAATGCTTTCTATCCAAGTACACAGCCTCGGACTTGCCGCCCCTTGTAACGTGAACACCATAGGCAGAACCGCCCAAATCGGCTAACTTCACGTTTCTTTGACGCACACCCATAACAGCATGATAACGAGATATAGCCTCTTTTGTCGCTTTGTACATAGCTTTGTCTTTCATTTCAACGAGTGAACCAACACGGCTTATTTTGCCCTTGTATTGTCCACCTCCGTCATTGGTTCCAGCCTTAACGCCAGCACTATTTCTTCCCATAGCTGTTTACTTTTGACGATAAAACAATGAGGGGTTGTCAAGTACGCTATCAAGCACCACCAATCCCTGTTCCTTTGCCTTGATTTCCTCTTTGAGTTTTTCAAGTTCTTCTTTTGTAAGTTGGCTTTCGGTCAAACCGTTTTCTTCCAACACTTGCTTTATTTTATCTTCCATATTGCAAAGTTATATATTTAGTTGTTCTTTTTACTATAATCCCATCCGTATTTCTTGGCAAGTATTTTCATAACCTTGTGGAAATGTGTAACTTCTGCTCTTGCTATGTTGCTTTCATTCCACCCTGTTTTGGCTAGATAACTATGCCCCTGTTTAGATACCGTTCTGTTCGCATCCGCAAAAGCCTTTGACGCAACATCTGCTGATACACCCCAACCGCCCTTTGGTCTTTTCACAGAAAACGTGTATGTCGGGGTTACGGCTCGCATTTCTTTTGCATTTACCTTAATGGCAGACCTTATATCATCGCTTGAAAACGAGTTACCTATGCGCCTAATGCCATTTGTGCCAAGTGAGCGAGGGTGATTGTGGGTCAATATACTATTTGCGGGTATCTTCTTAGGGTCAAATACTACCTGTGCGCCCTTGCCTCCTATTGAAGAAACAATATCGCCCTTGGAATTGAAAACGTGCAATGTTTCATCTTTGTTGCGTCTGTACTTCTGCTCCATGCCGACAATGTTCTTTACCATCTTTGCAGTATATCCTTTTTCTGTTGCGCCCTTGGAGCCGCCAGAACTTCCACCTTTGCCACTTGATGTTATGCCTCCACTGTTTCTCCCCATGCTATAACTCCTTTAAGTGTTTAACTATTTGAGGAATGAGCAAACGCTTTGCACGTTGAACGGCATACCCCTTTACTATCTCGGTAGCAAGACCACCGTTTTTCAACAGGCTTTCTTTGTAATTGCCAAGTATCACTTGATTTGCCGAATTTCGCACATAGTTCAAAAATTCATTCTTTGTGCCTTGTGTCTTATTGGTCTTGAAATACTCAACCAAACGCTTTAAGGCTGTAATTTCCTTTGTGGATTTACTTGTGACACTCGCCAATTGTGTACGAAAAGCATTAAGCGTTTCTGTAATCTCGCTGTTGTATGTCTTAACCCAGCCCTTTATTGCATTCTCTCCACCATACGCTTTTAACGCCTTGGGGTGCAGTCCGAGTTGTCCAACAGTCAGTTCGCCAATATCACCGCTGCTTTTCATCAATCCATTTGCATTTCTACCCATAGCTTACTTCTTTTTAGCGTTGATAAAATCAGTAATATATAGCAAACCGTGCTTTCGGCAAAAGTTTTGCACTTCCTCGCCACCACCATATACAACCAGATTAGGGCGTTCAAGCCCACTTATCTCCTGTGCTACTTGTAGGTCAGACTTCAAGCTCTCCATCCAACCATCCAAGCCACGGGTAAAGAAAGCGTTGTACCCCTTGGGAATACCCATTTTGTTGTATTCTATAAACTTGTGGCTCACGTTAAGGTCTGCATACACCTTTATTCCGCACTCTTGGAAATAGCGTGAAAGCCAGCGTTTCTTGTAAATAAGTTGAAGCCCCCATGCAATAGGTGTTTGGTCGTGACAACTACAATTTGGCTCTACTATCGCCTTGCATCCACTTGTGAGTATCTTGATAGGGTCTTTGAACAATGCTTCGAAACGATAATCATCTACATAGAAATGATAGGTCGCTACATCTTTTCGTAGTCGGCTGTTTGCGCCCCAAGGACTAAGCGGCAATTCCACCTTGCCAGCTTGCTGTTCAAGCAGAAGATTTGGAATTTCAAAGATATTGTCGCTCTCATACAAGCAATCGTTATACATGGAGCGGTAGAAAGCCTCCTTGTCGTTCACCTCATCATCGGTGCTTTCGCTTTCAGCTTCATCATCTTCTTCTTCGTCTGTCTGTTGCTCGACCTTTGCAGTTTTCTTTTTGCCCTTTGGCTGTTCATCATCATCTGGAAAGGTGATACCGATAAAGTCAAAGTTCACATCTTGGAAGGTCGGCTCTACTGTCAGAGCATTGTAGTCCCAATCGCCATTGTTGATGTTTGAGCGCAATATGATGTCAATGCGCTCATCTTCTGTAAGGTCAGAATAAAGTACGGTTGGAACTTCTTTTATTTTGAGTTTCTTAACCGCCTTTAGGCGTTGATTGCCAGATAACACTACAAGCTGTCCGTCCTGTTCCTCCAACGCCATAGGCTGATGTTCCCAAAAGCCGTTAATGCGTATAGAGTCCACCAAACGGTTAAATTCGTCCTTGGTTATCTTGCGAGGGTTGCTTGCTAATGGGTGCAAGTCCGACACCTTGCGGTACTTCATCTGTTCAACATTCATCGCTCACCTCGCTTTCTTCCTTATCAGTAATGTTGTCTGTAAAATCGGGAACAAGGTTGTCCTCATCCTCAATCACACAGAAACATTTGCGTATGTATTCAGCCAAGCGCACAAGACGGTAATGTTTCCTGTATTTGAGAAAAACAATCTTACTACCATCGTTTGTATCAACGCCATAACCATAGAAACGACCTCTGTAATCAAGTGGCAGCTTAACCGAGCCTCCATAGATATACAGATATTCTACACCAACCTTTGTGATTGTTGCCGTGCGGTTGTACTTACCGTTAAGGAATATAACCACCTTTTCGCCCGCTGTTAGCGGAGCTTTAGGCAGCAGTTGCGCCACCTTTTCGCCTATCCATTCCCAGCCGCCCAAATAAAGGACACCGAAAAGGAGTAAAGCCGTTGCTATGTTAATTGTTATCGTTGTCATACCGTTGTGATTTACTTGGTGAATGTACCTTGCAAAGATACTAAAATTGTGTCTAACAAACACATATTTAGCAGAAAATTTGCTTAAAGACCGTAAACTAACATAGCCGCATCCCTATTGTGTTCATTTGTACGACTTTGCCAGCGTGTTAATGCTTTGAAACTTTCACTCGTTAGCTTTGTGACATTGCGCTTTGGAGCAACCATTTCGTATTTGACATTTTTGTTTGTCTTGCACAAGTCTGAAAGAAAATCATCCCAGATACTTGCATCACGCTTAACAGAGCCGACACCTTGCAGTTTCTTCCGTTCTTGCTCACGGCTCATTCTCTCTGTTCCGAACCAAGTTCTTTGCAGTGGGTCTTCCACACGCACAACTACCTCAATACCCGATTGGACATACTCATTCACAATCCCCATTGCCTTGTGGATAGCCATTGTTTCAAGCAAGAGAAACTGCCCACTTCCCCATATAGCCACGCCTGTATGTGTTCCCGTGTCTATGCCGATATAAGCCTTTCCAATTATCTTAGCCATTGCCACGTTTGATTTTGATATACTGATTACCTGTATTTACATACTGTAAGGTCATAATGTACATAACCCTGTAAAAACTATCACGCCCCGCTACTTTGATAATGTCCTTTTTGAGTTTACGAGGTAAACGAAGAGGCGTATTCCTGTCTTTCTTTCCCATGTTACTTTGCATTTTTATATTCTTTCATTGCCGAGTGCAAGCTGCTTGTACTGTCAAGCAGCTTAATGAGCCTATCAACATCAACTGTCTTTTCCCCGTCCAGATATGCCCATACGCTACGCAATGCGTCCGCAATGGCTTTAGCTTGCTTACTGTCCTTGAGGGCACTCTGTACCTCTTTGTTGGTTGCCGTTGTCTTGCCGTTTGCTTTTGCAGTTCTTAGAGCTGTCTTCGCTGCCCTTACTTGGTCGTTCTCATGGGCGTATGTGCTGCTAATCTCCCTTGCTGCCTTTGCCGACAATTCACCGTTGGCAATTTTATCTTGTAGGTATTGCGGCAAATCCAACAGCGAGAGGCACTTGCTGATAAATGCGGGCGATTTTTTGAATTTCTCGGCAATCTCAACTTGCGAATAGCCAAATTCTTCTTTGAACCGTCTAAACATTATAGCGCACTCCAATTCAGAGAAACGCTTACCCTCATTGCGCATCATCTGTTCAATGTAGAGTTGTTCGGTGGTTGCGCCCTTTGGAGCTTTAAGAGCCTTAATGAACGGAATGCTTGCACCCTCACTTATGGCAAGCATGGTCGCACGGTATCTTCTTTCACCATCCACCAGCTTGTATTTCTCCACTCCATCCTCCTTGAATGGAATGACGGTAACGGGGTTAAGCACACCGTTTGCCTTTATCTGTTCTTTGAGTTCGTTCAAATCGAAATCTCTACGCACGTTAAAACCGTCCATAACCACAATGTTACGAGGGTCTATCAGAAACAGGTCTGTGCGTTTTGTTGCGTTCAATTCCATATTAAAATCGTTTTTTGTTAAAATACTATTCCACAAACAAGCAAGTAAACATTGTAAGCCACGTTGTCGCTTGGGTGTTCATTGCAATATTCACCCAATTTTCTTGCCATGTCCCTTACTCTTTCCTTTTCTCTTTTCAGCCTCTGTATTTTCATACCGTATGCCATTAGAATAAATACTGTTGCCGTTGTTCCCATTCAAGCCGCTTCATTGCCTTTTCAAAGTATTTCGGCAAAATCTCACAGCCTATGAAGTTACGTTTTTCTAAGTAACACGCAATGGCAGTTGAAAAGCTGCCAGCATACGCATCAAAGATTGTATCGCCCTCATTGGAGTGTAACATCAACAAGTGGCGCAATAGGTTGATTGGCTTTTCGGTTTCGTGTAATCTGTTCTTTGCCTGTGGCGGTTGGTCGTGAAAGGTTTTCATTTGCAGTTCATATCCGAGATTGTTGTAAGTAACACCCTTTGAACGGACATAAACTATAAATTCAAGATTGTTGATGTAGCACCCATTCCCCAACGGCATAGGGTTTGGCTTATCCCATACGAGCAAAGTTGCCACATATCCCTTGTTTTCCCACCATGTCATTATTCGCCCGATTTGCTTGTTGGAGCAAAACACGCAAATGTTCACGCCTTTGCAGATACGCTCAAACTCGCTAAATACCTTGTCGTAGTCAATGCCTTGTGACACGAAGTAAAGGGAGCTGTTCTTTCGTGATTGAATTTGCTTTCGTGTGCAAAAATCACCATGTGAGCCGCCACCGTTCAAGTCCAAGTCGTAGGGTATATCAGAAAGTATGAAATCAACGCTGTTGTCTGGCATTTCTTTCATCACCTCCATGCAATCGCAATTATAACAAGTGCAATTGCCCAAAATTATGCGGTCACTCTTCATTGTCAAAGTAATCTTGGTTTTCGTCCATGAAATTGTCAAGTGCATCATCGCACCATGTACCCTCGCAAGTACTATCGCATATACGGTCTATTTCGCCATTGCGCCACGGACAGTATTCACAAATTTCTTCACCAAGTATATTTTTGTATTCTTCTCTGCTCATAGTCGTATCTGTTAAACAGGCTAATATCTGAATGGTGTAAAGTGAATAACCACACCCTCGAAAACATTGCTCTTACAACCACACTTGCCAAAGAAATAATCTACGAAGTCTTCAACGCTCAATCCGTCATTGTTAGCAATGTCTTCTATCGGCACACGCTTGTTGTCAATCCAGCATTGGGGCTGCGCATCGTCAGACGAATATGTCATTGTTATGTGTTGCAGTCCTATCTGGGCAAGCCTCTTTATCTCTCGTTGTTCTGAACGGTACGGTCTTTCCGTCCATTCACGAATGGAAAGTATCTTCTTTCCGCTGTTCACCTCATCACAACGCTTTGCCCACAATCCGCTTGTATCCATACGGACTGTATGTATCTTATGGTTGGCATAGAGCAAATTCGCAAACATTGTCGGTGTTCCAGCCTTGGTATGCTTAACAGGGAACACCCTGTTAAGCATTAGTATTACGTTTTTCTTCATGCGTAAATTGTTTGTCAAACACATATTGCGGGTAAAAATAAAAGGCTACTTGCGCCTACTACCCCCGTGTAACTCAATCACGTTGAAACTCTTGAAGCGGTCTATCAGACGGCTTTCAAAGCGTTCTTTCAGTTCGGTAACAGTAAGGTTGCTTGTAATGTGATACCGTTTTCCGTACTGTTGGTATATCTCGTAGCGAGCAAAAAGAAATTCATCGGTAATCTGGGTAAGCAGCGTTCCGAAACTCTTTTGCTTTTCTGTTGCAAGTCCGAGGTCGTTAAGACATACAGCAAATGGCATAACACCATCGTAGCACTCTTGCGAGCTTGCGCCCTTAACCTCATTGTAGGTGTACTTGTCAATGTGTCCATACACCTTGTGGTAGTTCATAAGTTGCGTCATACTGATATTGCGAAACATATTCTCGTTATTGGTTACTCTTAGATAATCAGAGAATATTTGCATTATCATTGTCTTGCCTGTGCCTGGTTCTCCAATAAGCAAGATATTCTTGTGCAACTTATAGTTTTCGTTGGGGAATACGTTTTCTGCTAAAATGCAGTTGTTGAAGTAGTAGGTCAAGAAGCGCAACACCTTAGAGTTGTGTTCATCAACAATAAAGTCGGAAAACTCACGCAACATATAGTTCTTGCCAATGCTAACAATGAGATTAACGTGCTGTGAATACTCTTTAGGGTCTGTTAGGTCGTATCTAAAACCTTTCAGAATACCCTTTCTGTGTTGGGCTATCAGAGCTTCCGCCCGCTGTTTCGTCAAGTGGAATCTTTCCGCTTGCATATCCTGTATGATTTTCAATGCCTCTTCCTGTGTCTTGGGCAGTTGAAGCTGCTTTCCGTTGAGTACCATATTTAATATATTCTTCGTTATACCTATCAACTACCCAATTAAGGATAGCCTTATAATCCGACTTGTACCGCTTGCCTTTTGAACCTTTGTAGTTGTCAAGTATCTCTATCATCCGCTTTGCCGCATCCTCTCCGTGTTCGGCACAGAGCTTGGCGTATTCATCACGGGTAAGTGTGACACATTCGGCATAGTTGTACTTTTTCTTTTTCTCCACCATTTGCTTTTGCTTTTCTGTGAGTGGTGGCGGTGCATCATCGCTACTTGGCTCGTTAGGGAATAACAAAGGCTGTTCTTGTTTAGAAGTAGGCGGTGACTCAATAGGGCTTGGTGTTGCAGCCTTATTCCCTTTTTTCGGTGCTTCGCTAATCCTATGCTTCATTGCATCACCGCCTTTCTTGCCAGCATTGCGCCTTTTTTCGCTTATATCAGCTTGTTTCACCATGTCAGCGGAATAGTACACGCCTTTGTGGTTTAACGACATCACACCGCAATCTATGAGTTCCTGTATCGGTTCATCATCAGTACAACCAGACAATGCTACCAGCTCGTTAAGCGTATATGGCGCATTGTTGGGCTTTACCAACATTCCACGTTGGGAACTTTCCCACATATAGCAGAGCAAACCGACCCACGCACCCTTTGCCATAAGCGAAAGGGTATTGACACGAGGGTCTGTAAGCCAAGCCCCCGTGTCAAAAGGCATAAGTGAGTGTTTCCGCTTATCTGCCATACCCCTTAGTGTTTATGCTTCCATAATGGCAATGTCGGGCGCAATCTCACGGATTTTACCTACAACATCGTCAATGCAACGGTCACGGTACTCATCTGCTACCTCCTTGGCACCAGGCGATACGAGTTGCAAGTACACCTCTCCGTCTGAAAGGTAATGGTCGAACTCCACAACAATAGGTGTCTTCTCCGTACCTTTGAAGATGGCGATATTGACAGTGAAGTCCTTTGGCAGATTGCTTTCCACCTGTGTACGGTACACATCAGCACGACTGCCAGACGGGTCACGCTGCTTCTCAATCTCTGACTTTGCATTTGCAGTGAAGTTCTTGAGGGCAGAAACGAGTTTCATGTTTTCCTCTTTCTTGTCGAACACGGCACGGTTAAGGCGTAAGAACTGTCCGAGCTTTGCGGGAATCCAGCCCATCTTCTCATCGTTGATGTGGAATTTCTCGAAGATTTCAGAGTAAGCAGCCTTGCCTGTGAATGTGGACTTGGTGTAGTTGTCACGCTCGTTGATAGTAAGCGTGATAGTCATTGCCTCACGGTTCACAACAATGTTGGCTTCCTTCTGGTCAATCGTATCAACTCGCTTAACGAGCCAATCAAGCGGTGTAGAAAGTACACCCGCAGCATCAATGCTTTCGGGCTTTTTGAGTTCCAACTGCTGAACCTCTGGTGCAACACCCTCACGCAATACAATCTCAATAGGCTTTTCGCCTGTGTAGTTGCCGATATTAACGGCAATCTTTTCGTTATTCTTTTCCATTTTTCTTTTGGTTTACTTAGTGAATAAATTAGTTGTCTGTTCCTGTTCTACGCACGAATTGCATAACTGTACGCTGGCGTTCTTCTGGGGTAATCGGGCGTTCCTCCAACTTGTAGCCTTCGGGCGAGTAGAATGCAGTCTTTCCCTCGTCCACATCTACAAACTTGAAGCAATCTCCCTTAACGTACTCGCCACGGGCTTTCAGCTCGTCAAGGATAAGTCCCCGTCTTTCCAGCAGCGGCTTAATGCGCCCCTTATAGTCCGCTCTGATTTCAGCGAGTTTGTCTTCAAGCTCTGACACTTGGATAGACACGTTCTCCAGCTCCTCACGCCTTGCGTTCACTTCGTGCTGTTCAAACTTGCGTGTGTAACTACGCTCTACGATTTGGTCGCAGTTGTCACGCAATAGCTGTTCCCTTTTTTCAACGGGTTCTTCAGCAAACATTAAATCTTGCATAACTTTCTGTTTTTGGTTCAACAATTATTTTAAGCGTTCTCCAACTTTGAAATTGTATGCGAGGTATTCTGCCCACAACTCCAAGAACTGTGTTCCAAAATATCTTGCCTTTTCGTATGTATCAAGGCACAAGCGGAAGCCACGGTCCGCAGACGAGTACGAGGAACGAAAATTCGCATACGCAAACCCCCAGCCCGCAATCGCACCACCATACGCAGCAGCAGACAGAAGCAAACCCCTTTCTTCGCTATCCATGCGCTCCACTTCATCTTTGGTATATAAGACAAACCAAGGATAGTAATAGGTACGATTGCCGTTAGGGTCGGGATAGACCTTAACCTCACCACCCCAAAGAGCCTTGCAAACAAGCTCCAACTTCATAAGGGCGATAATGTGCTTCGGTACTCCAGCATAAGTTAGCGTAACCTCATCAACCTTTTCACCAAGCGCAGCGCAAGCATCCTCATAGGTCTTGATAGTCTTGTAATCTTTGAGGTTTGGAATGTTAGGGCGAATATCTGTTACATAAGACCAGAGTACAACATCTTCGTCTTCTACAACTTCATTCCAATCCTTATCATCAGATACGAACCGAAAAGATGAAACATTGTTTTCGCTGTCAATAAGCATTACGGGAATGACATTATCGTCATATCCTTTGGTGCTTGGTTTCTCGCTTGGCTTTCGCCAGATACTTTTGAGGTATTCCTGTACCTTAACCGTTTTTGTTTCTTTGTTCATCGCTTAACTTTTTGAGTTTCTGAATATTCTTTTTTGTTAATCTCACAGCATTGTAAACCCGTGTACTTGTATTGTCGGGCAACAACTCTAAAATCATTGGAATGTGTCTTACCAAGTCAGTAACCACATTGTTAGGCACCTGTATCATCGTTAGTTCTCCAATATTTATCGGGGTCGGGTATTTCAATTCCAAGGTATTCACGCCCATACTCCCTTAGCTTTTCGCAATATGTGGAGAATGTCAGAGTGTCCATAGTTGCAGTTGATGAGGGAAATTCCACTATCTCGCCCGTGTGCTTATTCACTACACTATCCTTGGCAAGCATATTCTTGAAGTATTCGTGTACTTGTTCAACGCTCACAAACTCCCAACCAGCCTCTAAGAGTGCATCAAGCAGCATTGGGTATATGCAACCCCACAGCCACCCGTTTTGGTCGTTAGAGCGTGGCTTACGCATACGCTTAACCTCAATGCGGTACATTCCATCACATACCTGTGCAAACCATTCATACAATGGTTGTAGCGTGAATAGTCCTTTTCTTTTTTCCACCAAGACCTTTGCCATATCAGAACTTTGTAATGTCTATGCTAAGATTTGGGGCAGCAGCATACACCACCTTGCCCGTATGTCTTTCGATTTCAGATACAAATTGCAACCTGTCGCTGTTGTGGTCTGACAAGTGCAAAAGCACTATGTTATACACATTGGAAAGGTCTAAATCAGAGAGTACCGCCTTGCACGTTTGCAGTTCCATGTGAGAATTTGGCAAGCGGTCTATTTGCGTTCGAGGCGTTATTCCAGCATTGACAGCTTCAATGAGCTTAGGCATTGAATAGTTGCACTCAATCAAAACGTGGTTAAGATTAGAGAACAAGCTAAGACACTCGCAACTGTCAGTAAGAAACATCACACGCCCACATTCTGGGTGTTCTATGATGTAGCCCACACAAGGGACATCATGGCAAGCGTTGAACGGCAGCACCTTAAACCGACCGAGTTTGTACCCATGTTTGGGAACAATGGGGACAGAGCGTGAACCCCATACACCCCTTGTTTCCCAAACATCTGGCAAAGCCAATGTGTAAAAGCCATTATCTACCATAGCCTTTATATACTTGGCGTGGTCTTGGTGTCGGTGCGTTATCAGACAGCCAACGACTTTTCGGAGATTGTAACCCAAAGCCTTTTTCACTTCTTGGAAGCGTACTCCAGCTTCAAGTATAAGAGCTTCCTTGCCGTTGTCAAGAATGTAACAGTTGCCGCTGCTGCTTGAACCTAACACTTTCAACTCCATAGTTCACTTGGTTAATCAAAAGCCTGGGTCTGGCTCTGTTTCCTGTCCGTCTTGCTCATCGCCTTGTGGCAGTGACTGAACATCTGTAACATCTTCGTATTCCACATCTGTATCGTCAAATGCTTCGGGAGATTGAGCGAAAACATTAACATCTGGCTTGTCTTCCGTATCGCCTTGCGTGTCGGATGCAATACCCTCTTGCAATGATACCGTGAGATAGCCATATTTGCCCAATAGATTGCGTAGCACGGTCTTTATCGCCATAGCGTGAAAGTTACCTTGCCAACCTACTTGTGTGCTGTCAGCATTGACAGGCAGCTTTGCGAGGTTAAGCAGCGTGTCAATAGTAACGCCCTTGTTGTATGCGATAGCCTTAGAGTAACGCTTGGCGTGTGCCGCCATATCCTCAACGCTCATATAGAGAGCCTTGTGGTAGCCGTCCACCAACTGAATGTAAGCAAAGTAGCCTACGACCTTTTCAGATACCTTACGACCCTCAACATCAATCTCGCCCGTCAGTTTACTTGTGCGCTGTAACTCACCCTCGTACACGACATCAGCGTTAATGATAGCATACTTACCTGTACGCATTGCAAGCTGATACAAGCCCTTATAGCCAATCTGAAATACAGGCTCAAACTTCTTGACACGGTTGCCTTTTTCGTCAGTTACCGTGTTGTAAAACGGAATGATGAAAGCCTGTCCCAAAGCCTTGTTGATAGGCAAGTGCAATACCGCTGCTTTCAGAGCTTCTTTCACCACTTGGTTAGGGTCGCATAACTGTAACTTGCTATCCGAACTATACAAGTCTATGAGTGACGCAACGAATGTGGATGCGTTCTTGCTTAGGGCGTTCTTGAACTGTGTCATTACCGAATCAGCGTTAAGCACTCGCTTTAGCGTGTCTAAGTTCTTCGCTTGTGGTTTCTTTGCGACAGCACCGCCCTGTTGTTGCTGCTGTGCAGTCATTGATTTCTGTTCTTCCATATTGATTACTCTATAATGGTTAGCTCTTTATCATTGCTTACCCTCAAGTTCACAATTTGCGAGATAGTAGGAATGATATTGTTAAAACTCTCTCTGTTGTCAATGAATATCGGTGCCGAAATTCCCTTGGTCGCACATATCGCATTGATAATGTCCAAGCCAGCGTTCACCTTGCCGCAAGCGTTTACATCTGCATAAGGCACACCGTTCACGCTACAATAGCAAGTGATTTTCTCGCCACCGTTCTTCTGGTCTTTGACAAAGGAAAACGAAACGACACTGAACAAACCGTTGATACGTTGCATGAGAACTTCATCTTTTGACTTCTGAAAGCGTGTATATACATCTTCCAAACGCTCCAAGTCTGCCTTGGCTTGGTTATTGGAGATACGCTTTTCTTCAAGTTCTGCCACCTCTTTGCTGACACGCTCAATCATGGCACGTTTGCCAAGTCGTTTGTTGATGTCGGCAATCTGGGCGTTGATATTATTCTTGCTGCTTTGCAGTTCTGATACATCGGCTTGTGGCACCTCAATATTCAGTTGGTTGTCAATGTCCGCTATGTCATTGCGCAAGGCAATACACTGTTCATCAGACGCAATGGCTTCGTCCGCATTGCCAGCAACGGGGATATGCGCTTTCTTGATTTCGATTTTTCCCTTAATAGTAAGGGCTTCGTCTTCAAGTTTGGCTATCAGTCCTGTTAGTTTGGTCTGCTGCTCGACAGCCTTGTCATATTCAGCCTTGTATTGCTTGCCCTTGGTCTGAATGTCCTTTTGTCGCTTTGCCTTGTTTTGTTCAAAGTTTCCACGGAGCTTCGCAATTGCGTTTTCCAAGTTCTCGCCCTTGTAAGGTTCACCACAAGTAGGACACACAAGCACATCGCCATTTGGTTCTGTGAACTGTTCTTTGGCAATGGTCTTGAATTGTTCACGCATATCTACGAGCTTTGTGTTAAGCTCTGCCACCTTATCATCAGTAGCCTTTTTCTCGTTGCGGTAACGTGACACGTTGGTCTGATTGATTGAAAGCTCACCCTCCATCTGCTGAATTTCAGCAATAGCCTTGTTATGCGCTGCGTTAGTTTCCATGCGGATAGCACTCTCACGGTCTTGCAACATCATACGCTTTTGGGATTGCTTGTTGCGCAACTCCATCTTACGCTTATAGGCTTCTTCGTTAAGTGCCGACTTATCGCTAATCTGTGCGTCTATACCCTTAACGCTGTCTTGCAATGACTTCAACTGCTTTTCAAGTGCCGCCCAATCTTCACTTTCGGGCATGAGCTTTTGAGCGGTTTCTATGCTTGCTGGTATTGTGACAAGCGCATCATTACAAGCCTTTTTCTTGGCAGCGACTTCTTTTGCCCACTTAGCAAGGCTCGTTCCGTTCACTTCATCAAGCAAAGCAATGAACTCTGGATTAGTAGCCGCCACTTCTTCATCATCTATGTTGCCGACCATTTCAAGCAACATTTCCTTTTGCGTGTCCGCACTCAATGATGTAAAGAAATACGGGTTGGTAATCATGCGGAACACATCTTCTGGTATGATTTCCGAGATTTCAGCTTGATACTCTTTCTTGGTGCCTGTGCGCACATCATTGATGAAATACTGTGTTTCGTCTTTCATCACTTCATCAGTAGTACCGTTTACTTTCTGCCACTTCTCACAAAGTGAGCGTTGCAGTTTTATCTCCTTGCCGTCCACATCAAGCACGGCTGTTACAGAGTGTTCCAGACGATATATTGGCTTTCCGTTCTCGTCATTGGTTTTCACGTTAAAGCCATTAGCACCGTCACTTCTACCTGTGCTGTCCTTACCGAACAAAAGCCACAGATACGCATCATAGAGCGTTGTCTTGCCCGTTCCATTGTCCCCGCATACGGTCGTTATGCCGTCATTGAACGTGATACTAAAATCACGCACTCCCTTGAAATTGATAAGGGAAAGGGATTTCAATAAAATCTTCTTCATTGTGCGCCAAATTTGATGTTATTACTTTCGATATACTTTTCTCTGATTGTGCGAGCGTCATTCAACACTGTTTGCACATTCTCCACATAGCGAATGTCAATAAGCGGAATGTTGTTGTAGCAAATGTAGAGCTGCTTTTGGAACTCCATTACTTGCACTACTTTCAAAGACTCACTCTGCATCACCGCCTTACGTTGTTCGGCTTTGCGTTCCTGTCTGCCTTTCAGATAGGCAGAGATAAATCTGCTAATCCTGTTCATGGTTTCTTATCTGTTGATGATTGTTTTTAATGTTTCAGCATTGTTGAGCTGTTGCAGCTCTGCCCGTGAATAGAAACGCTTTGAGTTGGGAGCGGAACCATTACGTTGTGGAGTTATAAGCCCTTGCTCAACCCACCGCCTTACTCGCATTTCTTGATACAGGCGATATGCCTCACGTTGTGAAACCAAGTCGTTGCTTGGTGTGTTCGTCTGTATTATCGTGGCAGCACCAAGAGCCGCCATTTCCTTACAGATGTTCTTCAATTCGTACAACTCCATCGTAATAGCCATATCATACCCTCCTTTTACGCTTGAAATAATCTCTTACGCTTTCAGTGGAATACTCTTTGTCTATGTAGCATAGCCAAGCAAAAGCCCAACCGCCACAGGCGAACAATATGTGTCCCCAATTGAAAAACATGGTTACTGTGCAACATAGGGCTATAAAACCCCAAACACACATACCAATAATATTTACCAATGTGCTTCTACTCATCGTCTGACACTTTAAGCGTTAAACAATTCTTCTGCCTTAACGCCAAGATGTTTAGCGATAAGGGTTGTTCGCAATTCGTCTGGCTTCTGTGTTCCAGCAAGCCAACACCTTACAGTAGTAGGGTGTACCTTAACGAGTGCCGCAATATCATTCACCCACGCTGTTTTTGGGGCTTGTGGGCGTTCTGTTGGCAGCGCATCGTAAAGCTGACGAAACTTTGTTTTCTTCTTATACTTCATTTTCTCGCTGATTTAATGTGTTTTGCAGACATATTTTTATACCTTTGCAACACTATTATTGTTATCGTGTTGCAAAGGTAGGATATATATCCGAATTATCCAAATTTTATTGGATATATTTTTCAACAAAAATTAGAATAGATATGAAAGTATTTGATTTAAAGGCATTTAGGAAAGATAAAAATATTACCCAAAAGGAGATTGCGGAGGTTTTTTCTTGTAATCAGAACTTCATCTCTCGCATTGAAAGCGGTATTAGACCATTACCAGCGGATAAAATGGAGATATTACAGTCTGTTTATGGTGATATATCCGAGTATTATAAAGAGGATTTAGAGCCACCTCAAAACGACAAGCAGACAAAGCAAGTACAGGTGAATGATGAAAGCCTTGAATTTATCACAGCGGGCGGGGAGGCTTTCTCCAATATGATTGTCCGCATGATGAACGAAAAGCAGATTGCGCCTTACGGTTTGCTTGCTGACAAGGACGCACAGATTGCCGACCTCAACAGGCAGATTGGCAAGTTGGAGGCATTGTTGGAAGTTGCCAAAAAGGGAACTGCCCCAGCGGTCGGCAATGCCACTGTTGCAGATGTAGGCTAACTCCATTTGGCAAAGTACCCAAGTATTAACATAAAAACAAAGAGATATGAAAGAATACTATCGAATGGTTATTGAGCTTTGCAAGCAAAGCATACACCAAGTAAATTCTGAAAAGAGCTTAAAAGTTCTGGTTGAGTTGGAAAAGGCTATCACAACAGCGAGGGTTAAGGGATTGCCCTTTGAGGAACTGCAAGAGTTGAAAGCAGATGTCGAACAATTAAGAGCTATCGCATGAAAAAGATATTGTTAGGTCTGCTGCTAACAATTAGCGTAGCAGTTCATGGACAAATTAAGAACGCTGGATGCTTTCTACGCATGATAGAACCAATTGCAAACAATGCGCTATCGTACACGAATGATAGCGTTGGAATTTCGTTTGAATTTAACTCTATGAATTACTTTGTGGAAGTTACTATTGAAAATCACACAAACGAAATGATAGCAGTTGATTGGGATAAATTTCTTATCATAGACGGGAACACAAGTCAGCCGATTATTTTTGACGATACAGTGATTGCATTTAAGGACGTACCTAAAGGAAAAAGTCAAGTTGCACCCAAAACAAAGGTGTACCGAAAAATAACGGCAAGGGACAACATAGAATACCCGACACCATTCTATACAAAGAAATACATAAAGATACGCCCTCGTCAAATTGGCTTTCTCGTTCCAATAGACTATGAAAACAGGAGCGAAAGTTACAAGTGTGTTATTGAAGTATATATTCCACAAAGATGAATACACCAATAAGCAAACAGATAATGGAGCGTTTCTATTGCGCTTTGGATGCAATAGTGGCGATGAAAAAGATACGAGGTGTAAACACCTATTGCCGCCTGTACGAAATAGACAGGCGTAACCTCATAGCCAACCGTAAGGACTTGGATAGGGGGTGGTTTCAAGTTTCATGGATGTACCCGATGATAAAGGACTTTGGAGTAAATGCTAAATGGCTAATGTTGGGTGTTGGAAAGATGTTTGAAGAATGATAGCCGTACTTGTGATTATCTTTTTTGTTGGTCTGCTTTGGGCGTTTGGTAAGCGACAGACTGCAAACAATGGTATCTACCAACCAACAGCACAACCAACGAAGAGAAAGCGGAAACGCAAATCAAAGGTGCAATCATGGCAGAAACAACAAAAGCAGATTTGGAAAGCCAAAGCAAGGTCGGCAATGCTCAAAGCAAACTATGTCTTTCTATCCATAGACGAGGCAAACGATTTGTTCACATACAATCATTCGGCAGACGAAATGAAGTTGCTTGATGTCGTTCTTGACGCAACGCTGGACGGAAAGGATTATGTGCAAATAGACCGTTCGCTATATGAGCGCATGAAATCAGAGAAAACCTTGAAAAGGCAAATGGATAAGGAAAAAGAGTGTCAGAAATAGGCACTCTTTTTCGTTTCGTCCAAAATCGAAGTTAGCGTGTTCTTTCCCCCATACCCCCTATTTCTTATACTTAAACCATTATATAATATATATAGAGTATATAACCGTGTGCGTGCGCGTCATGCGCGTGCGCGAGGGATATTTTGCCTAAGCAAAACGGCATACTTAAAGCATTGATAATCAAGCAAGTAAAAATTTTGCTTAGGCAAAATATGTTTTGCTTAGGCAAAATTCCATACCAAAAACGAATAGTATTGGTAATCAAGCACTTACGAAAAATCCACAAACAGCGAAAAATGCTATTTTGCTTAGGCAAAAAATATAAATAGTTGATAATCAGATGTTTTTAATACCGATTTTGCCTAAGCAAAAATATTCATCTATTATTTTGCCTAAGCAAATTACACAAATGCTCTGATAATCAGCGGTTTAGTAATTTTGCCTAAGCAAATTTGCCTAAGCAAAATAGGGCGTAAAATTTTGCCTAAGCAAAACGGCATACTTAAAGCATTGATAATCAAGCAAGTAAAAATTTTGCTTAGGCAAAAT